TCACCCCCTTCCCGAAAAAATAAAAAAAAGACGCCATGATAGCGTCATCAAAGTCTTCGGCCGCACATCGTTAATGGTTTAACGAATTTTTTAGCCCACTTTTACATTTAACCTTTTTTTTTTTTTGGTAAATCTTGCCCAATTATACCCATCTTTGATATAATGATGTCGATTCGTCGATGCCTATCTCTATCAAAGGAGCTTGGATATATGGAACAAGAAAAACGTGAAAATCCAAAAAAGGCGCTCTTCACTCCCGAACAAATGACCGAGCTTCTTGAGTCCCTCTACGGACAAGTCGTCAATGGCCTGCCGACGTCAAAACCTTGTGAGGAGCTTGCGTCCGACTATCTTTGCAAATATTCAGATCCCGAAAAAGCCGTTAAAAACTTTGTCCGGAATCAAGTTGCGAAGTGCACAACTTCCGGGTTCCTGACAAGTTTAGGCGGCTTGATCACGCTTCCCGTCGCCATTCCTGCAAATATCGCAAGTGTCCTTTATGTTCAGCTTCGCATGATCGCTACGATCGCTGCCATTGGAGGATATAGCGTCAAGGACGACGAAGTCGAAACTCTTGTATATATGTGTTTAGCTGGAACATCTATGATCGACGCATGTAAACAAACAGGAATCGTTATCGCAAATAAAATGACTACGTCATTCGTTACGAAACGAATACCGGGAGAAGTTATCAAGAAAATCAACAAAGCTGTTGGTTTCCGACTTCTCACAAAGTTTGGCGAAAAAGGAGTCATCAATATTGGAAAGCTGATTCCTATTGCCGGCGGTATCATTGGCGGCAGTTTCGACTTTGTCAGCACACAAACTATCGCAAAAAGAGCTTATAAAACTTTCATCATCGGAGAGTTGTCTTAATCACAATCTCCTGATCTCATTCCACGCCTGTTCTGCAATACGATCAAAAATGGGGGCTATCGCAGGGTTGATGTAATTTCTTCCCTGTACATAGCCTCCATTTCTTGTTCCATGACCATATTGCAAAATAATCGCAATATTTACGCCGTCGTGAATATGCGAGTTTTTCCAGACAATGCTCGTCATTCCTCGGCTTTCGATGATTTCATAAAACCACGATTTTGCAGTCTCTCCAGAATCTTTCGGCGTTGCGGTAGCAAGCGCTTTTACGCCTTCTTCTCCGAACTGCTGAAGCTTTCGGAGATATTTCCTCTGAAGAACGCTTTCGAAAAAATACGTGGTCTTTTTGAAATCCCCTTTATGTTTGACTCGGATCATAGTCAGTCAACGAATGCTTCGTCAAGAGCGCGATACAGCGCGATAGCCGTTTCTTTGCTCATCGTGATGCTTACGTTCTCGACTTCTTTAAGATATTGACAAGCGCAATATCCGGTAATACCGCAGTAAGACACCTTCCACCATTCGGAAGAAGTCTTTTCAAGAACCTGAACGCTTGCGCCATTTGGGATATCGCCAATGTCGCGTCCATTGGAAGACGGCATATCCCGAATATTAAGAATGCCGCCGCTTGTCTGCACAGTCGCAGTCGTCATAATAATCGTAACCCCTTCCTGAATGATAGGCCGAGTTTCCTCGCTGGTTTCTTCTGTCTTCGTAACAGTTGAGCCGTAAAGGATTTCTTCAATCTTGCTGCCATAATCAAGCAGCTTGCAAAGTCCGATTCGGTTCCATCCACCATTGGGAATGGTCTTGTCCTTGAATACGGATTCCGCAACACAGTCCATAGTTGCAGAGGAATGAATCGCGCCTTTGCTTCTACCGGTTTTCACGCCGACATGATCGGCATTGCCGATTCCGTCTTTTCGGTATTCGGCAGGCTCGTTTCCATCATACTTAAGGATGAATATCCATGCGCCAATGGGAATACTGCCGAATTTCTTCTTACATTCTTCAGGCGTGCCTACCCATGCCATGTCCCGGTACATCGCATTGGAACCCTTCCAATTTTTCCTGATACCAACGTCCTTGAGCATTGCTTCAAGCAGCGCCTGACAATCCAGATCGTCATATGGCGTATCCAGATATGCTTGGCCTTTTGATGCAAAGACCGTAGCAAGCGGTTTGCTCATATGCCTCACCCCCTCGTGCCGAGTTTCTTTTTCCTCGCGGCATTCAGCTCTCGGTTGTGTTTTAACGTATCTTTTCGACTCATCTTTTTCTGAGGCGAATTCTTCACATTGAATACCCTGATTAAAGTGAGTAATTTATTGAGATGCCATTTCTGACATTCAAGCGGAATGTTATACGAAAACATCCAGTAATATATGATCTCCGCAGTAACAATATCTTGATTTATTTTTCTTCGCTGATCGTTTTTGCTGATGCTCCGAAATGTGGTTGCGGTCATAGGCGCATTGATGTATTTAGTGACCTGTTCGACGATTTGATCATTGATTCCGTAATATACGAGTGGATTCACATTCTGCGTGATCGTCATACATCGGATATAATCAATCATCTCTTCAATCGTCTTGACATGTCCATCGTTAAAAGGCTTAAGCCATTTCTGTTCCCATTTCGATAGGGAGACAAGAGAATGCTCAAGCGTGATGGTCGTTTCCTCAATGTAAATGAATTCCTCCGTGCTTTCATCGAAGAAACTTGCTTTAGGAATCGTAATCCGCAGCATCTCTTGCCTCCCGTTTCATCACACAGCGGCGGCCTTTGCCGGCAAGGCATCAGCCTTCGGCAGAACGTGATTGATAAACTCAATAGCCTTTTCAGTATTCGTCGCCAGCTCGAAAATGATCTCGCTGTACGCTTCAGTCTGCTTGAAATTGCTGAGGATCTCTTCGCTCTTCATAAAGCGGCGGCCATCAAGGCTCTTCTCGCCATACGCACGATCGACAATGCTCTCAAAATGCTCATACAGACGCTTCAGATTGTCCTCCTGCATGATCTTGGCAAGGGTCTTGTTCATACCGCCATCTTCACTGTTCTGCATCTTCAGCACTTCAGCCTTGTTCAGATTGAAGTAGAAATCCTCAGTGCGCTCCTTACCGTCATAATCGGTATAGGTCTTCGTGATTACATACATGGTCTCTTTCTCCTTTCGAAATTAAAACAAAGACGCCCCCTCCTACGTCTACCTGTCATCCCACCGGATCTGTATCCAGCACTTTTCCCTTTAATTTATTCCATTTTGAATTAGGCAGCCGCCTTCATCAGAGTGATGAGCTCATCCGGCATCGGAAGACGCGGCTCCTCCTCATCGCTGCCGTAGAGAATCGCTTCGATCGCGGTAAGCTTCTCCTTGGCAAGCGTACGGCTGTCGATCTCCATGGAAGCCGCCGGCTTGTAACCGGTAACCGGAACCGGAGTGGTGTCGAAATCCCAGTTGAAAGTTTCAGCATCCGGATTCTCGTTGATGGTGTTGTGAGACTTCTCAGTCGGGGAAACCATCGCGTTCCAGATCAGATGCAGCTTATACGCATTCGGTTCAGGGGAAGTATCGTCGCCAACCATGCTGCGGTAGCACATGCCGAACGGCACACGAGCCTGCTGACCAAGACGAGCGCCCGGAACGACCTCCGCCTGACCCTCACACTCGTTGAATTCCGCCGGATAGGTGTAAGCCTCGATGCCGCCCTTGAACACCTCGGCGCTCATCAGGTTCGCGTAGTTCTGGTTGTCGGCCCACAGCTTCGTGATCTCCGCGCCCTCCGGCTTTTCGGTCACGTTAATCAGGCCGTTCCACGCAACGCCCTTGGTGTACTTCTTCGTTTCATCCTGGCGATAAAGCACGCCACGATCCACGCCGGCTTCCCATACGCGCTCGCCGACGCCATCCCAAGTAATCTTACTCATTGGGTTGTCCTCCTTTTAGTAGTAAAGCTTGTAAACATCGTGATGCAGATTGTCCTTCACAAAGGAAGTCGAATAACCGCAATGCAGCATCTGAGCAATCTGATCGCCAATGTTGTTATCGGGATCTCTGGAAATCGTGGTTACATCGTATTGTCTCTTTATAAAATACGGCTTGTTGTCAGCATGAAGCGTGCTGTTTCCGCTTTTCTTGTACACAATACATGGATAGTTCATCATCAATCCGTTAGGCGGATCGAAATAAACGTTCTTGCTTCCCAGTATTTCGCAGAGTTTTTCATGAAGTTCCAGCCTTCTGTTATGCTGTTTCTGCCCTCTGTCCACGGTATAGCCCTCCAATCGTCAAAAGCAGACGGGGATACTGAACTTCCACATTCGTGACCTTCCAGTATCCGCCCATCCACTTGACGTATCGAATGGCAAAGTAATGCTCCTGCGCATAGGGATCTGCGATAATCGAAATCTGGTTGTTCAGCGAAATATCGTCATTGACATTATCGCCATTCTCCAGCTTCCGCTGATTCCGAAGCACGTCGCCTTTGGCCGGATGCTCCTTCATCACGTCTGTCCATACGCCGAGACTGGTTTCAGTAGGCTCTGCATAACCAATCTGTCCATAAAACTTTGCCATTTTGAAGTTACTCCTTTACCGATCAGGCAGCAGCCGCAGCGGCGACCTTGCACTCGATCGCGATAGCGGAGTACGGACGGATCAGCGCGCCGGAGCAGCGGGCCTCAATCAGATACTTGTAGGCATTGTAGTCGATGTCGAAGTCGTCAAACAGATTGACCTCGCCGCCCTTGTCAGCGCCCACGTTGTAGTCCTTCAGGTTGACGATGATGCCCATCAGCTCATTGCCGTCAGCGCTCTTCAGGCCTTCCATCACCGGAACAGTGATGATCTCATTGACGCGCAGCACACGGGCCAGCTTCTCAACAGACTCGTAGATGAGACGACCGTTCAGATCCTCCATCAGCAGGCAGTCAGTCAGCACATCCTCGGAACAGAACAGATCCGGATTGCCGCTGCCCTTGTAGTTCTTGCGCGCCTTAACAGCCGCCTGAATGAACTTCTTGGCCTTCTCGGTCGCAGTAGCGGTAGACGCAACCTCGATCACGGTCTTGATGGTATACAGCTCGTGATCAGTCCAGATCGGACGGATGCAGTCCTCCTTGATCTTGTCATCGTCATCGCCAAGGCGGCCATCACCAACCAGAAACGCACGAGCGAACTCCTCGTCCAGCATCAGGCGCATCTCGCCCTTGATCCACGCAAGCACATTAAAGTCAGTGATGTCGATCACGTCATCGCGATCAATCTTCTGCTTCTTGTACACGGTGGTCGGCGGAGTGGAACGCTTGAGCAGGGTGAAGACCTCTTCCTTCTTCAGCTTGCCCTTGATGTAACCCTTCGCACGGGCCTCATCAGCGGTGATATCCGCAAACATGCTCTTGATACGGCTGAACGGAGTGCGGTGGACGCGGGACATTACCTTACCAACCCAGCCCTGATCGCGCATGATGAACTGCGGCATCTGGGTCACGTTACGGCCGTCGTCCTCGACATACGGGAACAGATCGCCGATCTTCTCGATGCCGTGTTCAATCGCGCTCTGCTTCAGGCTGCCAAGGCGCTTTCCGTCCTTGAAAAACTCCTGCATCTCGCTGTGGGTCATCACAGAGCCGTCGTCCTTCAGGATCTCGCCCTGCTTCATCGTCTGGTCATTCTCGAAAGCATTGTGCTTCATTTCGGTTTCCTCCTCTTTCTTCTCTTTAAGATTGCCGATGATGCCAAGCATCACGTTTCTCTGCTTTTCCGTCATGGAATCGATAACGTCCTGAACGGTTTCTTCATCTTCCGGCTTATCGTTGTGTGCAATTACCGGAGAACCGTCACTGAATTCCAGCTGATTCTCCTCATCCGGGGTGGTAATTACGCCATCCCAATTGTCACTGTGGACCATCACGGAATCGATAAGTGCGCCGGGATTAGCGCCAGCCAGCACGAGGCTGACCTCTCGAATCTCGCCGTGCATTACACAGCTGCCCTGCTTTTGCAGTCGGTTGGCGCAGATGGAAAGCGAAATCACGTCGCCGTGCTTCACCAGCATCTTTGCTGCCTTGCCGCTGTCAGTCTCATTGAACGAACAATACGCATACATGTCGCCGTCACGGTGCTTAAGCAGCGCGTTACCCAGCACATTCAGCGGATCGTCGTGACAATGGTTCCAAACAAGCGGGACGACCTTTCCGTCGTTATGCTTGAAAGCATCCCTGGAAATCGTCAGGCCGTCACTGCAAAGCATGTTGCTTCGCGTCGCCCAACCGCCAAAGTCGTACTTGTTATTCTCCATTTTGATCGTTCACCTCGTTTGTCTCTCCCGAAACGGATGGTGTGCCGCCTCCGGGATCTCGAATATTTTTGTTCTTCAACTTGTCCGCTTCCGGATCGTCGCTCGGCTTGTACCCGATCTTGACTCTGATCTCGTTACTGCTCAGAATCGCGTTTCTGGTGAACTTGTCACCAACGTCGGCGAGCTGACTGAACGGGATGTTCTTGAACGGATCGCGGAAAGCCATGATCGTATGACCCTGACTTCTCGCCGTCTTCGTCAGGAACGTGCGCACCATGCCATCCACAACCGCGGATACCAGATGTTCGATCGTCCGGTTTTCGTAGTTGAGCATCGTCATCTCATTGGCTGTTCCATCCATGACGCTCTGCGTAATACCCAACTGGCCATGCAGCATACTCGTCAGGTATTCGATTTGCTTCATCAGATTGTTCTCAACCGGACGGTTCAGCTGCGTAATGCGCTCCGTTCCGTCTGTGTAGGCGATGCCGTAACGGCTGCCGGTCAATTGTTCTTCGATATCCTTACGGCGTTTCTCAGCCTGTGCGCGTCTCGTATCCGACTTGATCACATACGGAAGCTGAATAATCAGGTCCAGCTTTCCGGAACTGCTTTGCTCATCAATGACGTCAAGAAGATTGAGCTTGCGCATCAGTCTTTGCATCATCGAATTCTGTTCGTTGATCACCGCATACAGCGGATTCTCAACAATCGTGCAGCTCCGCTTGGAAACGATGATATCCTCACGAAGTCCGGTTCGCTCGTTGTACACGCGGCACTTGACCCGGTCCGGATACCATTCGAGAATCTGACCAACACGCATGGTGTAAATGTCAAAGCTGCCGGATTTGTTGATGTCATCATCGGTGTCGATTGGCACGATTGCGATTACGCCCTCGTCAAGCAAACTCATGTATACATCATGCCGGAATGCTCTGGCACTCTGGTCGATATTGGCTTCAACGGTGAGACACTCGTTCAGCGGATCGTTGACGACATGAGAAAAGCGGCCTTTATCATCAAGCTTTACATGCTTAATCTCAATGGCCGCTGCATCCATAGCAATTCGATTGAAAATCGCTGTCGCAATACTCTTGTCTCCGCCCCGTCGTGTCTTCGTCTTGGTCGGCGGGTAACTGCTGCTCATTCCGGTATATCCGTATTGCAGCGTCGGGTCTTTATTAAAAAAAACGTTCCAGGCATTCTTAATCCTGGAACCAAGCCGGATCTCCATTTTGACCTCGTCCTCCTTCATTATTCAAACGCATCCCGATTCAGCTTATAAGCAACGTAGGCGTCCATCAACGCCGCTACGGCGTCGATCTTTTCCTCGTTATGCTTCTTCATCAGCTTTCGGTTGCCGTTTGTGTCTTCTAGTGTGATGCAGTTTCCCATCGTAAAGGTCATCAAAGCCTCGTCAAACAAAAGCATCCGTTCCTCAGCAAGCTTCTTGAGCTCACCCAAAGGAACGGATTCTGTCTTTGATCCCTGAATAACTTTTACAATACCGAATGGACCGTTTTCCCTCTCCCATCGCTCGACGAAAGCCTGAGCGTTATAAGGATCGTATCCAAAGCACATCACTTCATAACCGGATTGTGTAATGTGTTCATCCAGATCTTCGTAAACATCCATCATCTCAAGCGTAACGCCGTTCATAACGATCAGGCTGCCTTCTTTGATGAATTCGTCATACTTGTTTCTTAGCGCGCTAGGTAGCTTATGCAGCGTGTTTTCCGTGATGTAGTTTCTCGTTTTCACGCCATAGCTTCCGTTACTCAGCGGAAACAGGAATGTAAACGCACAGAAGTCATCGCCGCGGGACATATCCGCGCCAAGTGCGCACGACATCTGCCAGAAGTTCCTTCTCCTGTGCGGAAGCGTCTCTTCATAGGTAAAGAAATACGTATATCCCTCCAGCGGAATACCAAATCTCTTCGCCAGAATATCGTTTCGCACAGCAGGATTGCTTTCCGCTCTTTCCACGTCTCGCTGATAAGTTTCATAGCTGACAGTCTTTCCAAGATTCGGATTAGCCTTCAGCCACACCTCAGGGTTAGCGACTTCGTCGATACTGTCAAGCTTGTAGTACCAAATCGAAATATGTGGAGCAATCTGTTCACCCTTTAGGATGTTCATCAGCTCCATTTTGATCGTATCACCTCTGCCGTTTCGAACAGTGCCCTCGGAACTGATCGCAACGATCAAATACTCAGTGTCGCCCTTTGCCGCGCCCTGTTCAAGTGCGCCAATCGGGTCTTCACGGATTTCACCAGAAAGCCATTCGTCAACCGTAGCAATCTTGCATCGCAGGCCCTGAAGCTTATCGATGCTCATCGGTCGAACTTCAAGCAGCGAATTTGTCTTGAAGTGCTCGACACCCCTCTTCGTTGAGGCCAGCATCGGGCGCATCATTCTCGATCCCTTGGTGTTCTGCATAGAGCCCATCGTGATGAACTTGAACAGCGGTCCTCTGGCTCTAGCGATAGCGGTCTTGATCGGTGAAAGTACCTCTTCAGCCTGCTTCATCGTCGGAGCTGTCGTCACCTGATGCGTTGTCGAGGTATCAACGACCAGATAGTATGCATGCAGGCAAGCTGCGTACATCGATTTGGCTGCACCTCGCGCAACGATCAGGTATTGTTTGACGGTAAGCCTACGCTTTACGCGCTTCTTCACATACCGTCCGCCATGACCATCCGGATTTGGCTGATAAACGCTTCTCTCAACGAAGTAATACCAGCAGAAAATCTGCTCACTCCATAGCTTGAATGAGTCAAGAAGATTCAGATTGCTGCCATCAGTCAGCGTCAGCTCTTCTTCACAGAATGCTATAAACTTATCGGTTGCTTTATCATCGTAGTAAATCGCGGGATTGGCAATCAGATCGTCGATTCGATTCATCTCCATCGAGATTTCGCGGTTGATCGGTATTTCGCCATTCAATACGGCATCCCGAAACATGCCGTAATACTTGGGAACGGCAGTATTCGATAATGCCATTTTGAAGTCTCCTATTTGATATTAGTCTTTATAGCTAAACTGAATATCCTGAACTTCGAAAAGGGATTCGAGACCACTTCTCATATGTTTCTTCGCATATTCTTTAGCCAACTCAGTACCAGCAGCGACTAAAACGCCTTTGACAATACGCTCTCCAGCTTTTACATAATTAGGCTTAATCATGTCTTTGTACTGCCGTTCCTTTAGCATTCTATTGATTTTCTGCTGAAGCTCATTATCCGACATTTCTGAAATCTTCTTTTTCGCTGGTTTATGACCAAGCTGAGAAGGGGTTCGTCTGATACCCCACTTCATTCCCTTGATGCCGTAATGATGAATTGAATTTTGCACTTTATTCTACCCTCCATTTCTGCCAAAAATAAAAAAAAGACCGATACACTCAAATGAATGTATCAGTTAATTTCTTCTCTCGCATCTCTAAGATCCATAGCCAGTACACATACGGTCTCCATATCAACATCATCGCCAGCGTCAATAAAATTGATCACTGTCTGCTGATCTTCAGGACTATCCCATACATCACAAATGACGCCGAGAACGAAATTATCATTATCAAAAACGGTCCTCAGCTTTTTTACAAGCTTGATTTGCAGATCAGTATAGACATACTCTTCGTTATTCATATCGATCCCTCTTTAATAATCCAGTTGCACCCTTCGGGATTTTCCATTTATCAATCACACGATAAGTATCATCGAAATGATTTTCAAACTTATAAATATGATTCTCGATTGGTCTAATTATGACTGGTAATTTCTTCTCTTCATCTGTAATATGGGTTCGAAGTTCACTCATTACCATTGCATATTCTCGAACATCGAGTCGAACCGTCTTTCGACTCTTTACTCGTTTGCCGAACAACTGTAAATTCATTGTAGCACGACCAGCAAGTTTGTCAAGCTGTTCTCTCGATCGCCTCACGCCCCACTTCATTCCTTTGATGCCATAGTGGAACAATGCTGCCGGAGAAATATAAATGTCATACCGCCTCATAACTTATTCCTCAGAGGCGACTTCAAGACACCACTCAAGCTTGTCGTGTCTCGCCTGTAACGATGTGAGCAGAGCCGCATTGTTCGGCGGATCAAATACCAACTTCACGCTCAGATAAATATAAGTAACAACATTATTCAGCTTCTTGTTATCCTGAATAAGCTGTCCCCATGTCGCGCTTTCATCGGAAATTGAAAGACCCTCTTCTGGACCAATGCCGAATCGTGCGACATCAGCAAGTGCACTGTTGATATGGATAATGATCTCCGGATCATAGTGCTTGTAAATCTCATCAGGTCCGATCATCTGTCGGATCGTTTTGAGAATACTCTCATTAAACATAAGTATCCCTCCTATCGTCTCCACGGGCATGTGTCATTTGGACGCCTGATAATCGGATCGAGAATCAAAAGATTCTCATTCCCATAATGGATCGCAGTATGTGTGTTTCGAGCACAGCAAACCATATACTTCGGATCAAGAAGAAGCTCTGTCCGATAAATGATGTCGTTCTTCGTAAGTGGATTCATATGATGAACATATACGAGACCCTCGATCTCACGATCATCTATTCCAAGATCACATCCAAGATCTCGAATGATGACGTCATGGCGAACCTCTTTCCATTCCCTGTCTGTTCGATAAAAAACCTGATTCAAATATCGTTCAAATCCAAAAGTCTCCTCTCCAACTTTTCCACCAAGTCGGAGATAACGATATCGTTCGAGAAATGTATCACGCTTTATCAGCTCGTCATATGTTCTAAGCTTCATCGTCGCCACCAAACATACTGTATCGTTTCATAGCCTCCATAGCATCAGTCATAATCTCCTCGATACGCTTATTCGACTGATAAGAATCTGTTTTTGCATCAGCAAGCTTCTTCTGAGATTTAAGCATCTCCAGCTCAACCTTTGCCTTCACTGTACCAAGTTTCAAATAATGCACAATAACCTGTGCGGATGCTGTTCCATCTCGAAGCTGCTTCTCCGCCAGATCGGTTGCCAATGATACAAGCTGGCTCTCCCGACCCTCTGGTGTAATCGCAGCATGCTTTTTCCGCGAAGTCCCAGGAGACTTAACGGATTGTGCAGTGGTTCTCATTAGAATCGTCTCCCTTCTTCACAGATTTGGTACTGTTTGTTAAGCCTATAAGGACCAAGCTGAAGGAGAAAAAAGCTAAAGAAAACAGCCTAACCCCCATAAGCTCAACAAACAGTACCACTTTTGGTTTTCAAAAAATCCCACCGGAGAAAAAATAAAGACCGGCGCGATGTAGGGAGGGGGTGTATTTTTCGACACCCTCCCCCTATACCTTACGCTACTTCTCGCATTACTTTTTTGTAAATGTTCCTGAAGTCAAGCTGAATAATCTCATCGATTGCTCTCTCAACTTCTTCATCATTTTCTTCCTGACTCAGCTGATCACTGGTTCGGGCAATGCGGCCAAGGTAATCACATGTTCCATAACCCTTCTCATTGTCAAACAACAGCCATTGAGTGAATTCCTCAAATGGATCATAAGGATTATCAAACGTTGTGAGCATGACTTCTCTTGCCATTTCGAATTCACTCCTTTCCAAGCATGTATTTATTGACTGTAGAACTGGATACACCAAGCGCTTTGGCAATCTCAGCCGTTGTATATCCACTTTGTGCCATTCTGGCGATCTTGCTCTGCTTCGCATCGCTCAGTGTGCTGGTTGTCCTAGGCATGGCCTTCTGTCTGAGGATGTCCATATCTGCATTATTGATGATTTTGGTAAGCGTATTCTCACTCACAGCGCCGGCCTGAATCGCTTCCCATTCCCGATCTGTAATCTGAATAGGCGTCCTCTTTGCGCCGAGCATAGTTCTAGCCTTGCTGAGCGCCTGCTGACCCGCTTTCTTCAACTCTTTGGACTCCATGTCGGGGTTGGCCTCTTTCTTAGCCTTCACGACACTGTTCGCATAGAGCTGCGCTTGTCTCTCACGGGGTGCATTAGTCAGGGCGATGCTCAGTTTATCATTCAGACTGCGAACTTCCGTATCATAGGTCACCTTCGCAGAGGGACTGTACTGAATCTTACCGGTCCTTGTATACTCAAGACGAGCCTCATTCGCCATTGCTTTGAGCGTGTTGGCATACTGGGCGTATCTTTCTTCCTGAGGGGTACCAGATGAAAGCGTTCTCGCGTCATGAGTTTCGGCCATCTGCGTACTCTTGATGGTACGCTCACGGGTTTTACCGTGGCTGTCCACGTATTCCTCACGAACGGTCTTGTAAACAAGCGCTCCTTCAGGAATCGTGGGATCATACCAATCCTTACCCTTTTCATTGATGCGTGGCTGACCCTTTCGCTTGGGAACTTCCTTCTGACCTTTGCTTCTGGAAATCAGCGTGCTGGCTCCGGTATGCTCATGGCCATCCTCATCAATACGAAGCTGATACTTCTTCTTAAGTGCAGCGATGTTATTATCCACTTCGCTCTGCTTGTAATCAAGCTTGTGCTTGGCGGCGTCGATAACAACCATGCTGTGACGAACAGCAGCAGCGAGCTCATCTTCTGTCGCACCTCGAAGCGTCATATCCGTGATCAGATTGGAGATCTTACCCATCTCAAGCTGAGTGCCCTTCTTCGTCATGTAGGTCATACCTTCACGCTCAGGATACTGCATCTTGGGATCGAAGTCCGTAAGTCCTTCCAGCTTATGGGTAGAAGTGATCTTGACCTTACTGTTGGCAGAGTTGCAGGGAATTACCATAACGGTATCACCGTCAAAGTCAGCGCCGGAAAGACGCTCTGCAACCTTACTGTTGATACCGATGGCGTCAGCCGGCGTGTTGCCAAGAATCCGCCTTGCATCCGCATGCTTGTTGTTCACCTTCAGAATCGGAATCTCAAATGTGCCGCCATGCGGATATCGGATCAGCGCTACAGTCTCTCCATGCTCATAGTTAGGCGCATACACTTCATTGTCACTCATAGTCGAGATCGGAAGGATAACTTGATACTTCTGCCTTGGAAGCGCAGCCGCTTTCAGATGAACGGCAGCAGCGTCACAGTCATCGGCAAAACTGAGCAGCAGCTCTTTCTTGACAGTAGGATTGGTCAAAGAACAGATTTCTTCATATTCCGCCCTTCGGTCCGCTTCCGCAAGACCAAGCTGCTTGTTGATCAGATGCATCGGCTGCTTGGACAGGAACTGACTAGGAAGCGTGTCACTCCAATCGCCCCAGTCGCCTTCCTCACTGCGCTTGTTGATCAGACCAAGCTGGCGCTCACCATTTTCATCGATGTAGTAGTTCTGTCCGGTCTTCGCCTTGATCAGCGCGCCAAACGGATTATCCGGATCATCGCTGATCTTCTTGAGAACGTCCATCTTCGGCACATCTTTGCTCTTGTTGGTGTTGAACAATACATCTACGCCATCCGGCAGATCGTCAGAATAGATTGCCATACCCTTGATGTACTTGGTTCCATCCACCAAGATACGAACCTGCGCATAATGGCTCTCACCAAGAGAAAGATCCTTGACGCCTCGGCGAATCTCCACAACACCATCCTTTGATGTGCCGCCGTCTTCCGCATAGCGGATCGCAAGTCGACTTGAATCCATCGACTTCGGATAGACGAAAGCCGGTTCGAAGACGTCGTTGCCGTCAGCATCTTCACGCTTGCGGTAGTCTCTGACAGAGTGGATATCCTCATAATTGTAAATATCCTTGTGCTGTGTACCAGGCGGACAAAGCACCTGAAGCGTCGTGTACTTGCCGGGATTGGTCACCTGAGCCACTCGGCCGCCGTAGACCTCGTAGCCTTCCATTTCCAACATCGTAAGCGCCTGCTTCATCTTTTCCTTGGAAACGCCAATTTCACGCTCAACGCCTTCGCCGACGTCAATCATACCTTTTTTGTCCACCTGCTCACGCAGGAAGTCGGCAGTTCTGGTTGCGGCGGTTGTGCGCTCAGCGCTTCTTTCGTCAGACAGGCTGCGAATCGAGGATTCATTTTTGCCCATGATTCTAGCGATTTCAGCGGTGCTCATGCCGTCGCTGCGAAGCGAACGGACACGGGCTACTTCATAGGCTCTGCGCTCGTTGGCAGCGGTGGAATAGGCCACACGCAGCTCGGTGGTGTTCTTGCAACCCACAGCTTCAGCAATTTCCTTTTCGGTCATCTTGCCCTCTTTGCGAAGCTGCTGAACGCGGGCAAGAAAATCACCGCTTCTTTGATAGGGATCTTCACCAGAACCCCACGGATACCGACCGCTTCGTCTGGGCATGCCATAATGCATGAGAATATCCTTTGCGACAGGGTTCATGGTTACGCCTCCTCTTCTCTGAGTTTCTTAACAATTTTGTCCGCTTTGATGATCTTATCCATAATTGGAAGAATCTCATCTGCCGCGGGTTTGTGAATGAGTGCTTCATCGTTCTGATAAATACGCAGCTCAATCGTGATCTCGCCAGGTTTTATTCTGTATTCCAGACAGAATATCGCCGCATAAACCATCAGCTGATTCATGCTTGCTGGCTCAACGCCGGTTTTCAGATCGTGAATGCGAAGCACATTCTTTCGAAACGAAATCGCATCGGCTGTACCAAAGCAATTCTCCGAATAAAAGAGAACCACTTCAGGTTTCATCTTGTATGTGATCGCATCATTCACATACATATTCAGGGTCTTCTTCGACGATGGAAGCTTGATTCCGAGCTCGATACAGTTGGCGGCAAAAGCGTGAAGTTCTGTACCCCGCTTGATCGCTGCCGCTGCGAGATATCGCTGAGCGAGTTTTTCGTCGTCGTAATTGAGCCAGTGGTATTTGCTCGCACTCAGGAATGCGTGCTGACCGATCAGCTCGGAATGATTCATAAAGTTCACGAAGCACTTCCTCCTTGTTTTCCGGGGATATGAATCTTGAAAATGACATCTGATTCATCAGGCGCACATAATAGTCCTGATTAGGCTGTCTCGCTGCGTGAACGCTTTTCTTGCATTCAAGGGTCGCCCATCGGTCATTCCAAAGAATGAGGAGATCAGGAATACCCTGAATATAAGCCGAGTCCAGTTTCATCACCAGACAGCCGCGAAACATGGATTTGATTTCTTTAATCAGCTTGGCTTGAAAGTCTCGCTCAAGCTTGCTGCCAGCCATAAAACCGCACTCCTTTTCTTCCAAAAATTACAAAAGAGAAGGAAATGAAGTTCACGCTTCTTATTCCTTCTCTCTTCATAAAAGGGCATGCGTTTTACGCGGGTAAAAGAAAAGACCGTGTAATTTTCATACACAGTCTTGGTTGATTCAGATGTCGTCGTTTACATATCCGTGAGGACATACAATGCATCCCGGATAAATATTATCACAGTGCTCACATTCAGGTCCCGGCGGATTTGCACCGATATAATTGAAGAATACTTTGCGGCTCATCACCTGTCCGCAGCTTGGGCAGACATACTGTCCATCCTTCCACTTCATTTCAGCGTGACAGTAATCGCAGTTGACTTCGTTGCCATCTTCATCATAGATGTCTTCATAGCTGTCATCAAGCTTTTCATCCACACTGTCATAAAGCCGATCATATTCCCTATCTTTGTGTCGTTTGAAGATGTTATCAAACAGTCCCATTCTCACACCTCCCAGCTTAGCCTGATTGTATCACAATCATAAAGCTTATGCAAGGAAGTGGAGTTTTAACAATGACCGGGTGTAAAATCCTTTTTCACAAGGCCAAACGCTTCCATACTGTTGTCAGTAACCACCCTAGCGATTCCGGCATTCCGAATCAAACGCTTACACATCTCGCAAGGCTCTGCGCTATCAAGTCGCTTACCGTCCTCAAATCCGACCAGATAGAGCGTAGCGTTGTGCATCTGCCCCTTGCTCGCATTGATAATCGCATTCGCCTCAGCGTGAACCGCCTGACACTTCTCATACTGCTCGCCATGGGGAATATTGTTCTCCTGACGATAACAGGTTCCGACGTCACAGCAATTCGGTTCGTTTCTCGCTGATCCATTGTATCCAGTGGAAACGATCGTATCATTCTTCACGATGACAGCGCCATACTGACGCCTAAGGCAGGTGCTTCGGCTCGCAACTCCGGCTGCGATATTCAGATAATATTCGGTCTTATTGGGTCTTGCCATTGACTTTTTCTCCTCTCGAAATATGTGTGAAAATATCGAAAATATGTCCGAAATATGATTCGTGGCCAGTTGCCCACTTTTATTTTTATATTCTTATAAAACTTAAAACTTTTTATCGCAATTAGTTAGAAAAAAAAGTGGGTTTCTGGCCACAGCCTCATTTTTTCGAGTTATTATTAGAAAAATCCGTGGCCACTTTTATTTTCAAAAGTGGGCAGAAAGTGGGCAAATGGGCAGAAATTTGGCCGATTTTCGTCCGTATCCTTCCACTCAGCCTCAAAAATGTGCATAAAAGTGACCACAAAAGTGGGCATGGCCAGTTTCAGGTGGGCAATCCGCCATCGAATCTGGCCGAGATTCCATCATCGTAATAGCATTCCCCACCGGGCAAATACTTCTTCCCTTCCTCTGTTTCGCGCCATCTGATATACTCTTCGCGGATTTCATCCGTAAAATATCTCAGCTGACCAAACGTAATCGGAAGAAGAAGATCTCGATGACAGGTAAATAGAAACTGCATGAGAGCCGGAGTCAGGTCGAGCATAGGCTCCATCTCCTTCTTATCGGGAAAGCAATACTTTTTGAGCTTCATCATAAGTTCGAAAAACAGTAATTCCAACCGCCGTATCATGGAAACCTTGTGATTGGTATACTCCATCCACACAATAGAAATATGAATGAACATGATTCGAGTTATCAACATCAATCGTGATGTTTGTTATTTCCCATTTTGAAACACATCCATATGCGATCGAATATACGGATTCTCCAACCAAGAAATCAAGCTGAATTGTTCGTTTCATGGAAATCACCAAATCAGTTTATACATCGTTTTCATCCCTGTTCTTGCTGCGTTCAGGATCGAACCCGTCCGGATACCGCGCCATGAGCTTGTCAATATTCATACGCATGACCTCTTCGAGCGTCGTTTCGGCCACTTCACAGCCAAGCGCCAGATACCATGCGACGTCTCCAAGCTCTTTCTTCAGCTTCTCCTTATCAAGATTATGTCCCTGATGAAGATGCTTCTTGATCAGATCGGCGCATTCGCCCGCTTCGCCGGCAAGACCGAGACCAACGTTCGAAAGATTGCGGCACTCCGGCTTGGCCGTACGCATGGCAAGTTCCTGATACTTATTTGGAGTGAGCTGAATATCGTTAAACTTGGCAAGATCAACGCCCATCCTCAGAACTGTGCCTCTGCGTTCGGTATAATCACCGATCCTGCTTTCCACGAACTCGTTGACAGTAACGTAACGCTTTATTACGTCATCGTATACCATATAGTTATTCTTGACGTAATCTCTGACAGAAGCATGTTCCATACTGGTAACTCGGTTACAAGAGTCATACTCAATCAGCGTGATTACACGCTTTTCACCATCGATATCGATGATCTCACCCGGATTGATGCGAAAGCCTTTATCGCATGTATGAACAAAATACTCAGAAGGAATCCTAAATACCGAAACCTCCATATTACTCATCCTCCGTTCTGATCTGGCAGTTTTTGCATCTGCATTTCATATTGACCGTTTTGGTCGTCTTGAAGAATTCACAATCCTTGTACGCTTCAAGGTTGTAAATCGTCATATTTCTCGCCTTGCACTTGTACTCTCCGAATGTTTCACAGAAGATTGCGTGTTCACATTCTTTACATCTGATGCTCATTGGGAAGTTGTCACCTCCAGATACGGAAGCTGCATCGTAATGTCACCAGGGACATTATCTCTCCACACATACGAATTCTTCATGACATATTCGTTGTAGCTCGCAGCCGTTCGGTTTGCACGCATGAAAGCCTGATCGGCCCAACCACGCTGCTCAGAGCTCTCGGAAGATCGATACTGCTGCCATGTATGCTTATCGGACGTATAGCTCGCCATCATGGATCTACAGGTATCCTCAACCGTCTTTTTCAGATCATAGTTGGTATACTCGTCGATCTTGTGATTTGCATAATCAATGGTGTTAATCGTCGCTCTGCCGAAAGGATTCATATAGAGCAGACCGCAAAGAATTACGACGATAACGAAAAACAGAATGAGCTTATAAAGGAAGTTTTCCATTTAATTCACCTCGTAACTGACGACCGGATTATTGATTTCAAACGGGATATCAGAATATAGATACACTCCTGTCCATTCGATATATCGACCATCAGGCGTAAAGAAGAAAATACCGTCATCATTTTCTCCGTACGAACCATCGACATCAGCGAGCCAGTCGTTGCCATCGCCGTAAGATGCACCTTCCGCTCCATAATCCTGCTCATAATACTCACTGTCCGGAGAAAGATAAGAATTGAGGCTGGATACCTTACCATCAACAACGAATCGGCCAACAAGTGCGTTTCCGGCAAAGAGAACAACATAACTGAGCGGCTTCTCTACCGGACAAGTGAGTGATGCAGCACGATCACGCATACCATTTACCCAATAGGCACGACGGATCAGGTTATAGCGCTCTAGCGAATATTGGATATCCGTCGGAGTAGGCTGACGCTGAGCCAGATTTCCAGCAATTGCAATCGTATTTGCCATATCTGTTTCGGAACCGGTCGCTTCAACGTTGCATCCAGTCATCATAAACATGGCTACAGTCAGCATGGAAATGAGAACGATATACTTAAAAATGCGCTTCATAGTTATCTTTCCTTTCTTAAATACAGGTTTCGTCCGCACATTGGACAGTTGTTGATCAAAACGATTTCCTGATGATCGAATATCTCGCAGTTTTCATCAGAAAAATGACGGACCCGAAAAGCATTACTTCCATTACGAAGCAGTGTCAATTCGAGTCCGCTGTATTTGATTGTTTCGACATTGAGAGGTATCGGATCGGTTGGATGACAATATGGGCAATAGTATTCTTCTTTACTCATGTCTTGATCCTCTTCCCACATTCCGGACAATGCTTTACCGTATAGTCAACTCCATTTTTCATAAAATGAATATTATCATTGAATCTGGATTCGCAGTATGGACAAACAACTTCGGTTCGATCATAAATCCATCCTTTGAGTTCTTCTTTAGTCTTATGGAAAAACTCGCTGTAAGGAAGTGACAAAGCCCACTTGCAGAAATCACGCCATTCATCCTGCTTGTGATCAGAACGCCATATATCTGTATTGGCCAGCATTTCATAGCTGAACATGACTGTCCGCCTCTGGTTATAAGTGCTAGGAAGAAGCTGGATCATCTGCCACCAGTATTTTTTGTCCTTAGTTGCAAGGAAATCGATTCGATTTACATTTAGCGATTCGATAATCGTCCTCAACACGGAAAGTTCATCAGTCATTAGATGCTCATGACTGAAATCATCTAACGTGAATTCCTTCGCGTGGATCTTATGCATCGTAGAGCAGCTATTAGCGACCGTACCCACCTTATAGGTGTCAAACTCCTTCCACCAGTAAAGCGGCGCAGTAATATCGACCCAGACGACGATCATCCTGCGGTACTTCGCATGCACCGGACCACCGGCAGAAAGCTTCATAGCGAGCTCATGATCGTTAGGACCAATTACAAAGCCAGTTGTGTACGACTTCCATGCTTCATTGTTCATCATGCCGCAGGAAGACACGCTAACGTCATCCGACGAAGCATTTTCGATAGGAGTATCATCCTTGCCCGTCCACATCGGACAGCCCATACAGCGCTCTTCAGACGGTTCGGTATACGCCAATACATTGCAATATCCGCTGTCGCTTCGATCCCAGCTGTTCTTCGGATTGCGCATACCACGCATCGCGGGTTCAAATCCCTGAATCTCAACGTTTTCGATTTTAATCATGGTTTTCTCCTTTTTTAAATTCAAAACACACAAAAAAGAACCACCCATGCCGGTTGGTCTCCCGGTGAGCGGTTCGTAGAATATGAATTTTAGGTGCGTTAAATCGAACTAATACCAAATCGAGTACGAAGTGCTTCCTGCAATACCTGAGAACAGTTCACACCTTCGCGCTCAGCCAGAGTTGCGAGCCAAGCAGGTAGGGAAACATTCTTTCGGACAGAACGAGTGTCAGTTAGTGCCCTATACTTGATCGTGTCGATTTGAATCATGGTTCGAAGTGCATCTGAATTGATTTCCAATTCGTCTTGAGGCGTAGGTTCTTTGATGGGAATGTTGTGATCCTCTGCACTGCAAATCCAGGCAGAAGCAGCATCGGTGGCCATGTCGATAGCGTCGGCAAGGTCTTTACCAGAGGTTACGCAATGAGGCAAATCTGGGATGGTGACATGGTATCCGCTGCCATCATCGAACGGCTCTAATACAGCGGTATACAAATACTTCATGTTGCTCCTCTTTTCTTGATTCTTTTGATGATTATTCTATTATTTCTTTTACACCCTTATGCGAAAGAAGTCTTCGCGAATGCAGTTCCGACCATCATACCACTGACGAGGTAAACGGGAGAAAGGGAGAGAGGTCACCTCTCCCTCTTCTCGCTCGCCTTCCTAATTTCCCTTCGAATATACTTCAGGTCATTGTCGTTAAAGTCATGTCTTTTCAAAGGAATCATGACTTTCAGATCGGCATTGTAGTAAATATCATGCTTACTACCCGGTCGATCCAAGACATACCCGGCATTCTTGAGATCTTTTATCGCCTGCGCATGTGGTGACATTCGCGCTCTCCTTTCGTAAGTGATGTCTTGATTATACACAATATTGCGCATTATGTCAATAGCAATACACAATTTTGTGTAATAGAATTTCGAGCCTCACTTCAGAAACGAAAAAGCCTCCTCGTCGATTTCGATCAGAGCGATCCTTTCATCGACGGGAACGGCTTTCACGTTATCAAGCGCATATTGCACGCCTTTGTAATATCCCTTAACGGCGGCAACTGCTATCATCAGAAACAGCATGACGACCAACAGAAAGTCGGTAAAGAACCGATCAAAGATTCTTTTGAGCATTGGATTCTTTTCCTTTCTGGCGATTGATTACCGCATCGATAAAGTTGTTCGCACTTTTTACAGCCATCTTTTGCTTCATGTTGAAATAACAACCAATCAGCATAGCGCCTGCGAATATGACAAACGGCATGATGATCAGACATGCCAGGAGTGTGTTGAGAGCGAATGCGATCGTACTCATTCCTTGCCCTCCCACATTTTGATGCATTTGTTATCAGCAAAGCGAATATTGAACGGCGATACCTTTTTCAAGTTACCACCCTCGAATTCAACGAGACCATAAGTAACCGTTTTTGTTTCAATCAGTTGCGAATATGACTGCGACGACTCTGCAAACCAACCATGGAACAATGCTTCGCGCCCTTCAACATAACACTTGCGATACTCAGGGGTTTCTCTCTTATTTTTGAGTTTTTCATGATCCACAAACAGTTGGCTATATTCTTTATCCCGATTGATTCTGGCATCTCGTTCCTCATCAAAGCACTTCTTGATCGTTTGTACGCATTTCTGAAGTTCTTCATTACCCTCTCTCAGGCGCTTACATCCACCACGAGCTTTGGCGAGTTCGTTCTTAAGATTCTTGATTTCGTCTTCCTGAATTTTTACTTTCGCTTCAAGAGTCATAATGTGATCGTTCTGAATATATGCCTTTGCGTGAAGATAATTGTTTTCCATCTTGAGAGAAGGTGGTTCATTTCTTATTGTAATAGCCCTCTGAATCGCATTGCGAATAAAGTTTCGGTCCATCAGATACACGTCATTGATGCCAGCAGCTTTCGCTTCTTCAATAACTTTCTTGACGATTTCGTCATCAATAGCATCCATAACCTTTACTGCAAACATTTCTGTGATGTCAACAATGTTTTCACTGTTTGCAGTCCCAACGAAACGAAGCGTTTTCGTATCGTCGATAATCTTTGGAGTGCTTTCGGAAATGGAAAGATGACACAGAAGATTCTTATAGTTAGTAGCCATAGCTTTTCTCCTTTACTCAACTTACTGAAGTTTCTTTTTCTGCGTGATCAGCTTTGCGTACAGATCACGTGCTTCCTGTCCTTGAAAGGCGTTTACGATATCAACCGCTTCGCCTTCCTTCTTGCGACCGACGATCAGCACGTCCGCATCCGGCCCATGCGTGAAATCAACGCCGACAAGCAACGTATCGGATACAATGTTTCGCATATTGTCACCTCGTAAATATCATGTAGTTGCCGAAAGGATCAGTAATCTTCACCTGTGTCCCAGGATTGAACATGTATTTTTGACTGTCCCATACCATTTCAAGCGATACAGGGTTCTTGCTTTCCACCCGGTAAACGCAGCTCGTATGGAGGTTTTCAACCAGATAGCTCATGCCGCCATCTTGCTCCCTTCAACGTACTTGGTTTCATTGAAATTCTTCTTTTCCCTAAGCGCTCTGCTGATCGCCAGATCGATACCGCTTCTGCTTCTGAAATGGAAGTAATACAGGTCTTTGAAAGGCGTATTCAGCCTGTCAATTCGTCCAGCACTCTGCTCCATAATCTTGTAGGAATAGTTCTGCGAATAGAACACGATTGTGTCTGTGGTAATGCAGTTCCATCCTTCAGCGCCGGCTGTATACTGTACCAGATATACCCAACTCTTCCCAGTCGGAACAGGTTCATGTTTCTGTCCATTCCATTCTGCAATCTTCACATTCTTTCCATAAGTAAGATTTCTTAGAATATCCAGCTCATAGTTGAAGTTATAGAATATGATCATCTTGGGATGCTTCTCGAAGATCTCAAGTAGCGCTGTCTGTCTGGATACATCTGAATTCACGATTCGTCTCCAAACATAACAAAGACCACTGGCCGTCTGGATGGGTTCATTTTTGAAAATATCCCATCGATTGCGTCCGACATCCTTATACGCTTCGATATCATATCGAACATAAACGTCCTCGTGATGCGCTACCGTTTGCCGCTCAAAGTTCATCGTCACAAGAATATCTCGTCTGTGTTTTAGTAGTTTTCCCGTGTTGATGAACCGGTCGATCTTGGGATATTTGGTAAACCGGCTGAAGATCACATGCTCATCAATGAATTCCGTCTTGTTTTTGTAGAATCCATTTGCGATAAATACCGGAATATAATCCGTCCATGTGTCCCCAGGTGTGGCGGAAAGAAGGATCCATTCGTTATGCTTTGCGATTCTGAGAAACGCCTTTACCCATGCGCCATAGCCGACTACCCGTTGCTCATCAAAAATAAAAAACGCCCCACGGACGTCTTTGTATTTCTGAATATTGTTCCAGCTGTCAACGATGACTTTGTTAGGATAAGCGTTTCCGTCAGGATTCGTGGACATGAGAAAGGGAGCAAGCTCCCCCTCCCATTCCAGCGTATCCCGTTTTCGTGCGGTGGTGATGATATAAAGATCTTTCGGATTGCACATCATCACATGAAGGGCTGTGTTCAGTTTGCCGCCGTTTTTCGCATAATAATATGCGAGTGACGTTCTGCTCTTACCGCTACCTACGCCGCCGCATAATATGCATCCGTTTTTCATTCGCTTCACGGCATCAAGCTGATAATCCCGCAGACTGATTCCAGCCAATTTCCTTCACCGCCTTATACGACTTCCCAGTTTTCAAGACAGGTAAGCAGGCTGGTCCCATCCACGACGATAATCGCAGTACCGTCAGGATTGATATGCGCAAGCTTACCGATCATGTTTTTAACGATTCGGCTTCTGAGCATGCAGCCGATGACTTTCTCTTTTTGCATAGATCCTCTCAGTATTCACTCGGATACAGCACCGTCGTATAGGAGCGATCCGATTCAGTGATGATCCAGATCTTTTCCTTCGTCTCCGGGAAAATATAGCTACTGTGGATACGTCCTTCCCGCGCCTTCATAGAAGCGTCGTTCAGCGCAGCATCCTCTTTGCACATGTCGCCCCAGTCTCCGGTAACGTGACGCTTGAGACAATCCGAAACGAAATCACCAAAAAGCTTCTCACGATTCATCCGTTCCGCAACATCCCTTGTCGCCACAATTCGCCCGGTAAAGAATTTCGGAGCAATAGTCATATTGGTCATAGCTTTTCTCCTTTCCATGTAGGCGATCAGAACCTGTCGTCATCCTCACCAGGATACTCTTCGTCGGCGTACTTCGCCTCGAATTCATCTTCCTCGATCGTGACATACATCGTCTTGAGATACGCCTTGATCTTGCCAGGTTCCCATTCATAGCCGCGGATCGTCAGATCAACCATCTTGATCTCCGCATAGTCAAGACTCGCAATGGATTCCTCATCCAGCTTCGTCCGGTTCCTTCGGGTGATCATCATGATCTTCGGCGGAATATGGTTGAAGCGAACCGTAACCTGTACATAGTAGGTCGGCGCATCGCCGGGATCACGCGGCTCTCTGCGGCGAACATTCCATCCGTCGTTCTTCATCCGGATAGCCATATCTTCATCCGGGATCACAACGCAGAAATTGCGGTTTCCGGCAACATTGTAGCGGTTTTCATTTCCGGCAAAATTGCGGAAAAGGAGTCTCGCGTTTTCGAACATCACGTTCGGGATCTTGTTGTAAGCCATAAATATACGCTCCTTTGTTATATTTCGATGCCGTACTGTTCCAGCATCATTTTGAATTCAACGCGGTTTTCCGTGGAATCCTGACGCCTGAGGTCCCGATAAGCCATATAAATCAGTGCGCTGTTGTCAACGGCGAATACATAGCGGACATTCGGGAAATCGTGCCGCATGGTTTTACCGGTTGCCCGGATATTCCAGATCGACAATTCCTCCTTGGGACAGAAATAAAAATGGACGAGTTTGTATGCCTCGTCCAGTCCATAGAAATATACGCGCTTGGGGTGCTCCCTCTTTTTACGAAGGTACATTAGCTTTTTCTCCTTCTTTTGTCATGCTGCCATCGGTTCCTCGTTACAATCCCACGGCGGCATATTGTCCGGAATGAATTCCTTGCTTTCGATGAACTGTTCAACATCGCCGTATACGCTCATCGCTGCGAGAGCGGAATCAACGAGACTGTTGTAGAAGCGTTTATCGATTCTCTCTTCCCAGCCCATGATCCTGACCATCTCGCTTTCAAGCCAGCGATAGCCAGTCGATTCGCTGACAGATACAAACGTCTGCTCGCCGGTTTTCTTATTCAGCGATTCTCGCATCAGCATACCGCCGCCGAATCCTTCCCGGATCGGGCAGAACTGTCCAACTTTACCCACAAACCGGTAATCGTGTCCGGCCTTGATCAGTTCTTTCAGTTCCTCAATCCGTGCTTCTCCGCCTTCGACTGGGCGTTCACTCATCTTCTTGCGAAGCTTCTTGAGCTCGTCCTCGTAATGGGATACATTCGGAAGCGCTTCGTTCATGTCCAGATAGATCGCCGTGGATACGGACTTGGTCTCGCACATATCCTCAAACGTGATCGGTTCCTTGCTGAACAGTGTCTTGAATGTATACGGCACCTGGAACTGCTTGCCTGTTGCCGTCCATTCTCCGGCGTGCTTTCCGTCGCGATACTTGGCGATATATACAGCGTCGTTCACCAGACACATGCGGTCATAAGTTGCCTCATGCTCAAATGTGTAGCCGTACATCATGCCATAATCCATGACAAACTGAATGATTTCCTTGGTGGCATTAGGAATTTTGATCGAGTCGGTCTTGATGTGAGCGACGGTATAGCCGCGCTTCTGCACCTCATGCTTCAGGTTGATCATAAACAATGCGCCGCGCTTAGCAACAATGTTATCCTTGTTGCGCGGATCACGGAATGCATTCTCAAAGCCAGCACTCGTCAGACCGTATACCGAGTTGATCGCAATCTTCAGCGCCTGAGCCAGATCCTTTGCCGCGCTTTCGTCTGTCAGATACTTAGCCAATGCGCCACCCAGCATTTTGCGGGCAGCTTCAAAGTCTCCGTGCTTAATAGCGACGCGGGCGTCTCGGATTTCTTGGAAACGCTTGGTGAATTCATAGCCAAAGAGCTCTTCAGCAATAATCGACGACGGATGCATGGAAGCGATGTCCAGCAGTGCGATATTCGAATACATGCCCGGTTCAGCGTAGACATAGCCGCCCTCACCGACTTCCTCGCCTCGGTATGTAGAAATGCCGTTCTTGTACTCATATCCAGGGAATACAGGACGCGCCTTCTCATCAAACATTGTGTAATGCGGATCACACTCAAGCTTCAGATCGGGTCGAACGGAAGTGATTTCCGGAATCAATCCCATATCTCGGTAGTTGAACTGACTCTGCGGCTTTCTCTCACTGCCGAAGATGATTCTCGTGGTCAGGCTATTCGTCGTGTCGTTAACCGTCATACCAGCAACGTCCGCCAGAATCTGTCTCGCCAGGAAATCACTCTTGCAGGCATTAAATACTGCTTCCGTCGCAATCACGTCGTTGTCACAATATTCTGCAACCTTGAACCACAGTTCCTCTGGAACCGGCTGATCCCACGGAAGACCAAGCTCCTGATGGTGGATACCCAGCTCGATTTCCCACTTTTTAAGACTCTGCTTCTTTGCTGCAAAGTCATACACGTCCGTATACGATACGTTGTATGCCTCACCGAAGAAACAGTTGGCGCTTCCGGAAACGATTCTCTGACTGAGGTTGTAAAGCTGCTCATTGGTATATCCCATCAGTCTCGCGTAGAGAATATGGTTATCATACCTGCGGCAGTTGAATCCGACAAGCTTGTGCTTCATCAATACGCCGATTTCAGCCGGCTTCGGATTGATCATCCGGACGACTTTGTTCTCCTCTCCCGCCACCTTCCAGTTCACGAGGAACAGGTTCGGAAATACCTCAACGTCATAGAAAACCAGCTTACTGAGATCTCCGTCGTGATCGATGGAACTCGGCATCTCCGTCGTTTCCTTCGATCTGAACTTCATTTTGTTGACCATCTTGATACAGACGTCCGCCTGATGCGTGCTGCTTGCACCGAATGCAAGAATGGCTGGACGCATATCCGTCACATCGTATTCAAGATCGCTCTCGTACACCTCATCCAGAATCTTGAAAATCATATCCATGCTCGGCTTTGTCGAGCCCATAATTTCCTTATTCAGATGTCTCTTGATCAGCGTCCGAAGCCCTTTCTCGCTCTTGATCCGATCAAAGTTGACCATTTTCTTTTCCTCCTTAAGCGGCAGCCCGGAGCTAATGGTCGCGATCGGCAGATCGTTGCATTTGGTCAGCTTTCTTCTCAGGCTGCTGTTGCCGGTAAACACCTTCACCTCGATTTTGTCATCGTAAATTCGGCTAAGCTTGCTCGCATCGCCAGAATAGATATAATGCAGATGAATGCCGCATCCGGATTTACTGACTTCCGCATAGGTCGGCGGCCATTTGCTCGCCTCTTCGAGATTCTTTTCAAAGAGCTTCTGTCCGCTTCGGTCACAAATATCGAAGTCAATCACGATATGATTCTCCGGCGGCTTCACAAAATGAAGCTGTGAAGTGTCGATACCAGCTAATCTGGTCTTCACATTTTCCCATTTTCTCGTTGGATTTCCGTTTTCGCCTGCAAGCTGCGCATAACAATCTGCACGCTCACGGTCAAAGATCGATGCCTGCTGTTTCAGCTCGATCAGATGAGGTTTGTTTTCATCTTCCTCGTCTTCTCTCTCGCTTTCGAATTTTTCATAACGGAAACCCTTATAGTAGTTCCTGACCCGATTTCCGTCCGTCAGAATAAAACGCTCGGAGTATTCGCGGAAATAGTTTTTCAGCTCTTCCTTAAATGCTCGAAGTGAGTACGGATATCCAACTTTCGCATCCTCGCAATATGTTTTGTACATTTCCCATGCGGACTTGAGCGTTGTCTCATCGTCCTTTCGGAACACATGCCAGCTGTCGAGCACGAAATTATAAAAGTCATTGCTTGCGCCCATCATGTTCTTGGGAATGTAGTCATCATATTTGCTGGGACTGTCCATGTAGACGTCCATACATTTGCTCGCAATGTGACCCAGCTCGAACGGGATCATGCTGACGAGAACCTTGTATTCTTTGGATGGAATCTTGTCGCCTGTTGGGGATACGTCAATCAGCCTTCGGATCAGGCCGCTCTTGGCGTCCGTAATCTTGACAGGCCGGTTTGTACCCATAAACAGAAAACATTTGAATCGATTGGAGTATTGAGACTTGAACTTTTCATTGACCGTCATATCCTCGTGCGAAACAAGGCTGTTCAGTCTGGTGTTGTCCTCAATCCGGCTCAGATCGCCGTCCTGCTGAATGGCCACCAGAGGATTGTCCCTGAACGCTTCCAGTGCAAAGGCTGCGTTATTGCTGCCAAGCGCCTTGGCGTCAAACGTACAGGTATATCCCTTAAACAGCTGCTCGATGATGTTCATGATGGTCGATTTGCCGGTACCCATCGCACCGTAGAAAACCATGAATTTCTGAATATGCTTGGATTCGCCGGATACGATTGCACCAATGGCCCATTCAATCTTGTGCCGCTCTTCGGGAGAATATAGAACGCTGAGCAACCTGTCCCATGCTCGTGTTTCTCCTTTCTCCAGCGGATAATCAAGTCGCTTGCTGGCATAATCACGCTTCTCCGTCTGCGTATTAGCAAATACCAGCTTTTCGTCAAGCATATGAAAATTATCCCGAAGCTGACGCTGACAATACTTGTGCCATCCGTCAATCATGCCGCTTTCGGCGTTGCGAAGGTAAAGCACCTGCGTATTTCCGTCAAATCGGGCTTTGTTTTCTTTTTCATAGCGTGCCAGTTCCCGATCGATGAGGTCAATGGCGTCCTGCTCGTCCGTACTCCATAATCCACGTTCTTCCACCCAAATGGCATAGAAGTCACCGCCTCTGATCATCAGATCGCGGCTTTTCATGATTTGAAATTGCGGATAAATCTCGATCACGCCTCGCTTTGTGGAGCGGTGCGCAATCTTCATAAAATCAAGCATCGTCCATCACTGTACCTCTTCATCCTCAGTTTCTTCTTCGTCATATTCCGTCACGCTGCGCAGAGTTTCCTCAAGCGCCTCAACGCGCTCTTCAAGCTTCTTGGTGTGAATATAGGACGCGACGGCTATTCCGGCTCCGATCACGGAAAGCGCAAAACTCTTGCGACTCGTCATGCGCGCCTTCTTCACGATTTTCTGCATCTGACCAAGCGCTTTTTCCGCCTCAGTCATGGTTCCGAAAATATACTGGAGCATTTCAGACATTTCCATTTTTCCTCCTGATCATTTAGTAGCTGCCGAGATACCACATTGCCTGATACCAGATTTCGATATCTCGCATATCATGACGGCAGTTCGGTACAGTGAAAAGACCGCCCCGTCCATCCGGTTCATATTCCCGGTGGAGAAGGCGGTCAATATGCATTTCTACATGGCGGATGTTGAATACGCTATCTACTTCGCCGGTAAGACCGATACTCTCGATCATCGCAAAGAACCATTCGCTCGTCCGGTCTCCGACGTCCGGATTCGACATGATGTGTTCTTCGCAGCGAATGGCCAGCGCAGCCATCATCTCCAGCACACTGCAAGGCTGATCGGATCGGGAAATATCATACGTCCCCATTTCCGATGCATAACGGTATCTTAGATCGATGCCGTCCCGTGCGCGGTTTTCATCCATCTCAAGCGAATAGATGAATGGACGTTCGTGAAGATACGCCAGCAGCTTTCGATACCGGCGTCTCTTTAGTGTGTTGTCTCCGCATACGAGACGAACGATCCACTCAAAATATCGCTCGTCCATGTCTTAGGTTTCCTCCTCAAGCTCTCTCCTCAGATGAGGCGTCGCTTCCAGAACTTCTTCATACGTTCTCGGATCGGCGAGGATTTCAAAGTCACACTTCATTCGGTCGTTTCGCACATGCAGGCTGTCGTCCTCATGCTCGCCGAAGTGATCAAGGCTATCCTTGCCGATAACGTCTTCGATCTCCCGTTTCGTCATCGGATGATTGGCGTCGTCCGTCAGCGTTCCGCATGCGTAATACGTCATGCTGATTGTTGAATATCCCTCATCCTCTTTTTCACCGAATTCATCAGGTGTGATTACGTATGGATCGTAGACTTCATTGATATCTCTGTACGGCTCGTCCGTCACATAGCCGCATTCCTTCAATTTATCCTTGTATTCTTCCATCGTCGTTGGGTTCTCATCCACAACCACGACCTTGGCAGAATATCCGTCATCATTCCGCTTTCGTTTACCATAGGCTTCCTTGACGGAATCGATTTCTTCCTGGGCAAGCTTTGCATAATGACTGCGGCTGATCATCATACCTGCAATCATCCCGATGCCAACGCCCATGAGGAAACAGATTTTATTGTTCATAGCTTTTCTCCTCGTTGTCCTTGATGGTCATAACCGTAATGGCAAGCCCGCCAAAGAGCAGGGATGTGCTCAGCAGGATGCCGCCCGTGATGTGTCGTTTGCGTTTTGTATCGAGTAAAGTGTCGAGCATATAAATAATCCCCTCCAGATACTCCATAACGCCATTCCTTTCTTCATCGTCCGCCGGACAGCACAGCCACTCCGCTTACGAAGAACAGGCTGGCCATCGCGGCCAGTACAGTCGTCATCAGCTTATTACGCATTGCAAATCCCCCTCTTAGGCAATTGTTCGTCAGCGCGGCATCAGCTTGCGCTTTACGGCTTCCTCCACGATCGCGCCATCAACATTCGGATCAATCAGCAGCTTTTCCTCATCCCCGACCATGACCTTCATCACGCGGAAATCCACATAGTTGTCGCCAACCGGATTCTCCTCATCGTAGATCCAGCCGACAACCTGACCAGCCTGTGTCTTTTCAATGCCGAGCGCTTCGTAGACGTCGTTCAGGAACAGGTAGCCGTATGCACGAAGGCGCTGATTCGCCAGCGTCTGCTGAGCCTTCAGGAACATATCGTTATAACTGCTGCTCGGCTCATAGGCCTTGGACGTTTCCTTGTCAAAGAAACGCATGTAGTCGCAGTAGCCCTCCTGCATCTCACACTTGGCGACGGTCTTCTTCACCGTCTTTTTCTTGCCGGTTTCCTCGTCAACGACAGTCTCCTTAATCTCTTCGTTTACGATGTTATAGCGGATCTCGCGTTCAGCTTCCTCGCCCCAGCGCTTTGCTACGCGGCTGCGATAACCGCGGAAACTGTTATCAATCGTCGCATAAGCGGCAGCCAGTGCCGCATTGCGGCTCTTCAGAATATGACTCGCGGAGAGAATGCAGGTTATGCTTGCTGCGCCAAGGGTCACGCTCGGCCAATAAAGCTTCGCCATCTCAACGCCGGTGTGCAGATATACCGTAGCCAGATCGCGCTTGGCTTCCTCCTTGCCGTAGTCGTTGCCTTCCCTGTCCTTGCCATCTTCCTCGATCTGATGAATACCTTCGATCAGTTCCTTGGATTCCTGAATCTTCTCATGAGCCTTCACAGTCGCCTTGCAGGCCTTCACCGTGCCGAAAACGCCCAGACCAATGCCGGAAATCACTAGAATCTCAGGGGAATGCTGCTTCATCATAAAACCAGCCTTGTGGATCAGACCGGTAGCCTTCTCCATCATGTTATTCATATTCATGGTTGTTCTCTCCTTTCTCAGCCACGAACAGTGGTTGCCATACCGGTTTCATTTGCACTCGAACGGGTCGAACATGCCACTTCGGAGAAGAATTCGCTCTGACGCTTCTTCTCAAGATACGCAATCAGATGATTAGCGTAATAAACCAGCTTCTTCAGATCTTCAATGCCATTCTTCTTTTTCCAACGGCAGGCATACTTGAGGATGTTGCCAGTATCCGTAGCTTCGATGCCGTTAAGGCCGTCCGTAAACGCCTCAATCACATCGAGCACTTCCATTCCACCCTTACCCTGATAGTGCTGCGGATGATTTACCGGATCATGAGCGACAATGTCATCTCGTTTGATAGTAGCCATAAATATCTTCCTCCTTAGTCGATCAATGTTGCCTTCGGCATCATAATGATCCAATCGTCATTGGGCAGCTTCTTCGGCACAGCACCGCGAAGGCTATCCCAACCGTATTTCCAGTCCGTATGTTCCGGATCATAGCCGGACAATTCAAGGAATTCCGCAACGCTTACAGCGCCAGTATCCTGAATAATTTCATCCATTCGATCGAGCACCAGCTCGCAGTCTCCGCGATTGCTGTACGTCACGTCGTCAAACGCATATGTTGATCTGGAGCGGGCTCGTCCGGATACTCTTTCACGACCGCCGCCTTTTCGGTCATCGTAGTAGGAGTAGTACGCAGCCCTCGTCGAGCTGCCGTTTCGCGGATCGCGTCCGCCTCCTCTTGCTTCGCCGTAGATCATCATATCTACGAAATTGTGGAATGTATCGGTGAGTGTTCGCTTTGCAGCAGGGATCAAAATCTCTTCGACAAGATATCCCCATACGCTGTGAACGTCGTTTTGCAGAAAACTGTCCGCCGCTTTGGAAAGTCCGTTCTTTTTCCGTCGCTTCGTTTCGCCGCTGACAACCTTCTCAACCTTTCGCTCTTCCTTCGGAGCTGCTTCCCGCTTTTCTTCACGGGAACGCTGAGAATTGGCTTTATACTCTGCCATGTTTTACCTCCAAATGACAAAAATAAAAAGGAAAGCGCCCTGCAATGGACGCCTTCCTCGGCAAACTCACCGTTTACTCAATCGGATGGGTCTTTTCAACATCGGGGACATCGTCCGTGACGACCACTTCTTCGCCTTCGATCTTCTTCGCCTGCTTGATGCGCTTGTTTTCCTCCGCCTTCGCAATGGCACCAGCCGTCTTCTTCACTGCCCACTTGACAATACGCTTACCGCCTTCCCAGACGCCAATCGTAATCGCAGTACGCAGGATAAAGCTACCGATACCACCGTTGCCAGAGTCAACAGTCGTCTCAACCAGATCCGTCGTCGCTTCGTTCGCGAGTTCCATGTTCATCATTTCGTTCGTGTTCTCCATCATTGTTTTTTCCTCCTAAAATGATTAAATTTGGATTTTGTTTTCCATTAAAGCGTTTGTTTTTTTCGCGGTTTAGTAGAGTTTATCGTAATTGTAGTCGGGGCCATTCTGAAAGGAAACCATCAGACACGGCTCGTCGTCCGGCGTAAGCTGACTCGAAAACCACAGATTCACAAGTCCTTTATCCGTATTCCAGCCGACTATGTCGCCGAGCTCGATGTGCGAAAGACCAATTTCATCATAGAAATCATTGAGTGAAATATACATTTCATCAAGCATTTTACGATTGATCTCATTTTCAGCTCGTTTGAGCTTCTCAACGCTGGATCTGAAGTATCGTCCGGAAAGAGAGTCATAACAAAGCGTATTGCCGCCGCGAGTCACGATCACTTCATTATCACGAACGGGATGCTTCTTGATTTCATCCCTTGCAATGGCGTCTCGAACTTCCTGCTCCTTTTTCTCTCCGATTACTTCGATAACCTTATCTCGGTAATTGATGCGTGTTGCCTCACTCAGGCTGTATGCCGCGGCAAGCGCAGCGTTTCGTTTCTCGCTGACAGCGCTGGAACCGATCAAACAAAAAACGCTCACGGCACCCGCAACTCCACTGGGAATGTATTCTTTCCAGCAGGTCTTAACGGTTTCCGTGAGCGTCAGCTTATCGGTATCAAGTTCTTTTTTTCGCTTATCAATGTGCTTCATGGCTTTCGGTGTCGCCTTCACTGCGAGAACAGTGCATGCGGCTCCGCTGCCAATGCCCATACCGATCAGAATTTGAGCGCTGTGTTTATTCACCCATGCGCCGGCATGACGCATCATGATGTCCAGCTTATTCATCGGGACATTCTCCTTTCATATTATAGCGCCGCCCACAAGGGGCGGGGATTTTGATTAACCAATGACGAAGTACGGGCGAACGCCACTAGAGGCAGAAGCGCCGTGGTAGCTCGCACGGCCACTGCTGTCGCAACGAGCGAAGTGCGCCGAGGACCAGTCCTTCTTCGTGGCATTGGACAACCAGTACCAGCCGCATCCATTTTCCTTATCCTCATAATCCGCTACGCGATTCCTGCGGATTTTCATCAGTTCAAGCTGCTCATCATTGTCAGGCTCGATATAGTCCTTATAAAACTGCTCGTCATGGCCGAACATCATCCCGTAAGACGGAATTCCGATATCGATCAGTCGGCTGGTGATCTTTGCCGGAAGTTTGTGCGAAAACTCATTATAGAGCCACTTACTCAGTTCACTGTTCGAGAAGCCGCCTTCGTTCGTATTCGTCGAGTTCATCTGCCTGCGGGCAACGCACTGATCAAACACGAACAGTACCTCACCATTGTCGAGAATCTTGTGAACAGTAGCGGTAAACGTGCCCATACCGCGAACCTTTACCTTGATCTGATCACCGATACAGAATTCGTTCGTTTTGATCATCATCTTGCGCATAACCTTCATTGTCTTTTCCTCCTTAGATAATTCGTTTTAGGATTTCTTTGTAGATTTCCATCATATGTGAACAGAACGTTCTTGTACGTTCATTTTCACTCATGCACATCAAATCTTCGATATCACTCTGAAGAAACTTGATAATAACGATTGGGTCTTCTTCCGGATACTCCTCAATCTTTTCTATTAAAATAGAAATAAGAGTATCGGCATAACTTCTCATCATAAGACTGGTCTTTTTCCAGCTGTATTTCGAGCCATAACAGTATACTTTTTGAAATTTCTGCAATCTTCTGACTGCCTCATAACTGCTCATACTTCATTTCCTATCTAAGCCATAAGATAATATCATCAAGAATACGGTGCATCGTGGAACAAAAATCCCACGTTTGCTCATTCTTTGTATTCTCAATGATATCGTCAAGTTCATCCTTCATGGCTCGAATTACCATGATCGGTTCATCATCACATCGATTTATTCGAGCAATAACAAACGAAACAAGACTTTTCGCATAGCATTTGTAAGCGAAATCGTATTTGCTCCAGTAAGCCCTCGGCTCAAAGCAACACATTCGCTCATACATTTCCAGCCCTTCGATGGCTTCTTGTTTGGTCATAATCCCTCCGAAAAAGAGAAAAGCCCTTGTTAGGGGCTTATTTCTCCTGATTCAGTCGCTTGTCAACGGCTGCTTCAATCAGTCGTTCCATTTCCTTTTTTCGGCTTTCTTCCTGATAAATGCCATTCAGAATGGTATATCCGATACCAACTCCAAGGATAATTTTACCAGTCGTCTTGCTGAAGAAAATATTCTTGATCTTATCAAGCATGTTGCTCACTTCCTTTCATAATAAACCTTGCGATTATCGCGTTTTAGGCGGCGGAAGCGGTTTTCTCGTTGGTTTCGCTGGTATTCTTCCGGGAAGAGATCTGTTTCTCTTTTTGAGTCTGATCACGATTTCATCACCGTCAATGTAGGCTTCCAGTTTGTAATCTTCGGGATTCTCCATCAGACTCGTCACCGGATTGCTCTTTCCTCCGCTCATCATGTTTTTCAAACTGGCGAGAGCTGCGAGCTTGTCAAAGGTTTTCGTGAATTCCATTTGCTTTTTTCTCCTTTATTCAGAAACGTATTCGGTTTTTGCCATTTCGGTAAGCTGTAGCTGTCTCAATCGACACTGTGTATATTCATTGGCCTCAAGAACTGTCATTCCACGATGCAGCATAACAAAATAATCTTTTGTTTGGTATTTTTCTTCCATCAGATCAATAATATATCCTTCACGATCTCCGTATCTCATTCGAATACGATCTTCTGTGGATAATCCAAATAACTTGTTTCTATCGATACCCAACACTTCCGAAATCGATATTGCAATGTATTCCGGCATACGTCCTTCTTCGACATATTTTTTAATTCGACTCGCGCTACAATGAATATTAGGATTTTTCGCAAGTTTATTGATAGATAAATTGTTCTTAAACAACACGCTTGCGAAGATTTCCCGATCGAAATTGATCGTTCGATAAAATGCAGGATTGTTCATGTTCATAGATTTTCTCCTCTCAAAAATAAAAGGGAAAGGCCGTGCAAAGCCTCCCCTTAGGAATCAAGTAAATAGCTGTTCGAGTCCGTCAAAAAATCTGTTGATGAATCGGATAATCAGTTTTCCGCTTCTGGCGCAAATCACCGCTGTGCAAATGCCCAGAAAAGTAAAAAATACAAATCCAACAAATCCCATATTCAAGCCTCCTCAAAAGAGTTATTTATGTTCTTCATAAAGAGACTTGTATTTTTCGCGATCAAAGCGAAGAGGCCATGTTAAGCCTCCGCTTTAAGATGTTTCATCTCGTATCTGGTCTTTCTTTCCGCCCGGATTCGTTCCGCATTTTGATTAACCTGATTTCTGTATTCGTCGTTGATCTTTTCCATCATTGCTGCTCCGGAAAAGAAACCAACACAATATACAATCGTTCCGATCAATAAAATACAAAACAGTTTTCCAATAGACATATAAAAAATCCCCTTTCGAAAATGTTTAGTCTTCCATAGAAAACCTTGCATTTTTCGCGGGGATTAAGTATTTATTATTCTTCGTAGATGATCTCATAATCGGGATAGGAGCCGGCAAGGAATCCGCGAATCAATACCTTGGCATTTGCTTCCGCTTCTTTAAGGATTCCGTTTCCGATCGCCTTCTCCTCCGATTCTCCCTTGAGCGCAATCAGCGACTCGTTGATATCCTCAACTGTCAGCGGGCTGAATATACTTCTGGATTCATCGTAGACATAAAGGCTATCCGTATCAATCTCATTGCTGAGAATCTTCGTTTCGGGAAGATCGACAGTAATCTGCTTGAGAACGTCGTTGACACTCCACTGAATCTCTTCAAAGTCAATGCCTGCCTTGATCACGCCGTCATAGCTGAAAATATACTTGCTGCTAGTAAACGGCAGTGTGATCTTCCACAATGTCTTGCTGTCTTCGATCACCTCAACGTTCGTATAATATCCAGCCTGAGTTGCCATTTCACCAATCGCGTGAAGGTCGAATTGCGTCATGCGGCTGCCAATAAACACCCTGCTTCCGATGCCGATTGCTGCTCCAATCAGGAGGACAGCGATAATCATTAGAATCACAATCTTTTTGGCCATTTCAATTCCGACAGCATCGCTGAGCGTCTTAAAGAATCCATTTTTCTTTGTGTTTTTCTTAGGCATCTTTTTGAATCCTCCCTTGTGTACACTGTCATAAATTATACCATAATCAACTTTTGAAGGGAAGTACCCCCCCCCAATTTTTAGGGTTATTTTATTGTCGCAAGCCAAAATATGAAAGTTTGCTTTTCATATTATTCATTTTAGCGCTATACATTTTGCCGATCGAATACGGTTTCCCATCGTTCACGTTTAATCGGCTTCATTTTAAGTGCCCACATAATTTGTCTGATCGTGACCGTCGGATAGATTCCGTCCGTATCCTTTTGGGCACGTCTATCGAAATATGTCTTAAACTTCGGATGGAGATAGATTCCATCCGTAAGCCACGGATCGATTTCACCCCACCATGTCCGCTTCGTTGCCGGATCATATCGCTGCTGGATAACGGCGAGTCCCTTGTCCGCGATGATGAATAGCGTGCAGCGGCTGTACACCGGATGATTACACAAATACACTTTTCCGTATATGCTCGCATACAATGTCGGCTTCTCGTAGTGGTATCGCATAGCAAAAGAGAAAAGCCCTTGTTAGGGGCTTACCTCCTCCATATATTTCACCATATTCTTTCTACAGTTTTCCATGTCACCATCATTTGCCCATTCAAATATCGCGCGCATTTGAGCAATATAGAGTTCTTTTCCCATTTTCGCTGTTTCTACGATTTCATAGATGTCCAACGCCCATCTTTCTTCCTTAGATAAAAGATAAGTCATCACAACCATCTTTACGAAAATCCATAAACATTTGAATACACTGGTAACTCCAATGATTATTGCACACATATACCTTGTGAGTTTTGAATCCAACATAACCATTCCTCCTAAAATATAGTTTTTCATTATAGCCATTGCGTTCTACGCGGACAAAAACGAAGAAGGCATGTATTTAACACGCCTTCCCGTTGGGATCACTTTGCCTTAAATTTGAGTACGTTGCCAATCACGGTTCTTCCAGTGAAAGTCGAAATCGAGTCGTCCTTCTCGAATCTGAGAACGTCATATGCCAGATTTCTGGAAATATACAGTCCGCCAAGACCGATCACAATGCCGCCCAAGCAGGTCACAACCTTGGTCGTACAGTCTGTCATCGACTGCCGATCCTCATTGATCATCTTGTTCAGCTTTGCCATTCGGTCAAGGGAATCCTGATAGTCCTGATCGCCTGGTTCAAGTGTTCTCAGTTTTTCGATCTCGGTATCGTACGCTTCCTTCAATGCTCTCTTTGCTTTGCCGTACATGGTCTTTCTCCTTTCGGTTTTTAGTTCCCATAATAGGGATTGTTATTCCCGCGCAGGAGCCGTGTTCTGAACAACACGAACGTCCATGCAAACCTGTTTGTCCTCCATGAAATATCCGACGCCTTCCTTGAGTTCCAGATACAAATTCGGATTAGTCTCAGGGTCAAGCGTATCGATCCACAGCGTACCGATATTGGTTTTGAAACCGTTTCGTGCGTATCCAATTGCGTAGCCAAATACGAAGGCAGCAACGATGATCAAAACGATTATAGTATGGTTATCCATATGCTTTTCTCTCCTCGCTCATATAAATGATTCTTTGATTCAGACTTCCCCGATAAGAAATATCCATCGTTCGAAGAGAATCTACATACCGTCCGTCTACCAGTACATCAACAATATTGAGAAGCTCCATCTGATCCGGATCATCCTTTTCGATCAGTTCTTCAATCGTATATCCGGTATAGCACCATATATTAAGCCCCTTCTTTTTCGCTTCGATAGCGATTTCAAGAAGAGGCTTTGGCTGAAGCATGGGTTCTCCACCTGAAAATGTGATGCCTTTTACAAGTGGATTCTCCCCAAGATGACGGATGATTTCGTCCGTATCAATCAAAAGACCGCCCGATTCATCATGCGTTTCGGGATTGTGACATCCTTTGCAGCGATGCGGGCAGCCCTGAGTGAATATCACGTATCGCCATCCGGGCCCATCAACGATGGACTCCTGTTCAATTCCCGCGATTCGCAGTTTCATGCTTCGTACGATCCCTTTCTTCTGCTCGCTTGGCGTTGTTCCACTTGTCAAGCGTTCCAACCAGGTATCCAGTGATTCGGCGGATTCTTTCAAATGGATGACCAGCGCATTCCTTGCGTCCGCACTTCGGACAAATATCGTTGATGATCCCGTTGTATCCGCATTCCGGATCACGATCGACGGGATGATTGATGCTGCCATAACCGATTCCGGCATCGTGCATGTGGCGAATCACAGCTTCGAACGCTTCGAGGTTCTTCGTTGGATCACCGTCCATCTCCACATAAGAAATATGACCGGCATTGGTCAGCGCGTGATACGGCGCTTCAATGTCGATCTTCTTATATGCGGATATCGGATAATATACGGGAACGTGGAAACTGTTCGTGTAGTATTCACGGTCGGTCACGCCTTCGATAATACCGTATTCTTTCTTGTCCATACGAACAAAGCGGCCGGAAAGACCTTCTGCCGGCGTAGCCAGACATGTCACATTCATTTTGAGTTCCTCAGATTTCTCGTCACAGAACTTACGGATATGACCGATGATCTTCAGTCCAAGTTCCTGAGCATACGCGCTTTCTCCGTGATGACAACCGGTAAGCTGCTTCAAACACTCAGCCAGTCCGATAAAACCGATTGAAAGCGTACCGTGCTTGAGCACTTCAGCAACCATGTCATCCGGACCGAGCATCTCAGAATCGAGCCAGTTACCCTCTCCCATCAGGAACGGGAAGTTTCGAACGCGGCGTTTTCCTTGAATCGCATAACGATCCATGAGCTGATCGAGTACCGTTTTCAGCATGGCGTCGAGTAAGATAAAGAATCTTTCCTGAATGTCCACATCTTCGTTTTCATCTTTTCGAGTAGAAAGAATGGCAATTCTCGGCAGATTGATGCTCGTAAAACTCAGATTACCGCGTCCATTGCTGATCTGTCTCGTCGGATCGTACACATTACCGAGTACACGAGTACGACAGCCCATGTACGCAACCTGTGTTTCCGGCCTGTTCGGATCGTAATACTGAAGATTAAACGGAGCATCCACAAAACTGAAATTCGGGAAAAGACGCTTAGCCGAAACACGCATTGCCAACTTGAACAGATCATAGTTCGGATCTCCCGGATTGTAGTTGATGCCTTCCTTCACCCTGAAAATCTGAATCGGGAAAATCGGCGTTTCACCTTGACCGAGTCCAGCTTCTGTTGCCAGCAACAACTGCTCCATCGCCAGCCGTCCAGCCCAGCTTGTATCCATACCGTAATTGATCGAAGAGAACGGAACCTGTGCGCCTGCACGAGAATGCATCGTATTGAGGTTATGAATGAATCCCTCCATAGCCTGATAGGTATCACGCTTCGTTCTGCGCATTGCGTATTGATTGATCCATTCGGTGCGGCTCATCTCGGTAGAACCGGGATTGAGTTCATACCAGATCTGCTGCGCTTCCGTCATGTATTTTTCATGCGTCAGCTTTACGCCTTCCGCCATTGCATAATCGAAATTAACGATACTCTGACCGCCATGCTGGTCATTCTGGTTGCTCTGAATGGCAATAGCAGCAAGCGCAGCATATGAACCAATCGACTTCGGCTCTCGAAGATGACCATGACCCGTATCAAATCCGCCCTTAAACAGCTTGATCAGATCAATCTGCGTACAGGTCGTCGTATACTTCAGAAAATCCAGATCATGAATATGAATGTATCCCTGTTTATGAAGATGAGCATGAAGCGGCTGAACAGCTGTTTCAAGATAGTAAATCTTCGCCGCATTTGCTCCAAGCTGAAGCATGGCTCCCATTGCAGTGTTGCCGTCGATGTTTCCGTTTTCTCGCTTAAGATCGCTGTTCTGCGCATCCATCTCAGTCACTTGATCAAACATAGTTTTAATCTCACGACCGAATTCTTTGACCATCATCATGTCCTTTCAACCTCCATAGCAAATTACCACCTTTTCTTGTCACCTGTGTACTGAAATTTATTCTAGCCGTGCAGGATTGTTTTCAGAAAAATCCTACCCGGGAATTTTTGCGAAAAAAAAAAAAAAGAAAGAGTCCATGTCAGGACTCAATCTCTACAGATTTTCGCAATTGATTCAATAATTTCTCTTCACGCTTTTCGAAATCACCAAATGCTGCTTGGCTACATTCAGAAATACAATGTGCTTTTGCATTCACATAGAGCTGAAAATATTGCGCATCTTCGTTTTCAACACATTCTAATTCATCTCGTAATTCACCCAACATCAGCGCATACCTTTGAAGTTGCAAACCAAACATTTCGATTTCTCGTAAAGCTTTTAAAGTTTCGTCTTTCATTGAAACACACTCCTTTCTTCATTAAAGGAGCTGTTATTTCCGCGCTATATCAAGAAGCCAGAAAAATCGTCTGTATGCGTCGTAATATACCTGTTTGCAGCATGGGATTCCGTATCTCACTTTGAGAATATCGTAAGATAATCCTTCGGTCACACCCTTTACGATATAACCGGCAAGGTCGCTCGCCGCATCATATGCTGCCCGATCTACCATTCCAAGCCGGTTCGCGTAGTACGTCAGCGCATCCGCACACGCCATCGTCGGGTCTGAACCGAATTTCTCGGTGACAGCTCGAATGATGTAAACAGATTTCTGCCCGTATCCGTCAAGCTCTTTATATGCTCTCATCCAGATCGGATACTGCATACAGAAATGCTTGAGCTCATAGTATCGATGTCGTTCCAGCCAATACGGATTCTTCTCGGATAATTCTGGCCTTGTCCTGGTTCCCATCAGTTTTTCTCTCCCTTCCATACGAAGCCGGTCTGCTCATAAAGCAGCTTGGGAGAAATCTGATAATTGATCCGTCCGTACTTCGAATTCATCTCTTCGATACGGGTGATCAGCTTTCCGTTTCTGGTCGCCTTTCCGATCGGCAGCCAACCGGCAATAATTCCAGCTCTCACCCATGAGGCGTCTTTCCCATATACACGGGCGGCAACGCTTACCGGAACGCTTCCTTCACAAAATACTTCCATAAGGTCATAGCCTCCTTTCGAAAGCTATTCTAGGTTAGAAATATTAAATTGTGAAACCGAAGTAAGTGGAAGGGTTTTCCATCTCTTGATTGTTGTTTCGCTCGGATAATCTTCAAATTCCAAATCACAGGACGAATATCGTTCAAATATAAATCCCTCGATAATCCGAGCCTCGTAATGCTTATATGGAAGCAATTCAAAAGGGAGTTCGCTGTGCAGCGCTCCACAGCCAGAGCATAATAGTCTTTGTATATCAATCCACCGGCGTTTACCATACTCCCCTTTGATAATCCGATGAACTTTATCGTATCGTTTAATCTCTTTTCCGCATATCGGACAGTGTGTTTCTCCGACTCTGACCATATCATTCCTCTAATCTAGATTAGAATATAGCGTAATGATATCGTATGGTATGAGAAAAATAAAGAGCCCTTGTAAGAAGAGCTCAATATCGTTAAGCTACCTCTACCACTTTACCGGTAAGAGCAATTTTGCAGCTCGCTATGCGGTTAGTCTGTTTCTTGAATTGGTAGATCAGATTGGACGTCGCCTTCTGCGGAGATACCGCCCAGGTTTCACCCTTCCATCTGTGAGCTACCTCTCGTCCGAATTCGGTTACCGAACCGTCATATGCGTATTTGCGTTTTGTCACAATACCGCCTCCCATAAAAGTTTTCTTCTCATAAAAGGGAATGCGATATCCGCGGTGTAGGAGTTGACTACTTCTACACCAATGTGTATAATAACCTCGCGGGTCATACTATCCAGGAGGTGATTTTCAATGTTAGTTAAATGTCCCGAATGCGAATTGCAGATCAGCGATAAAGCGGCCTTCTGCCCACATTGCGGTTTCACATTCAAAGAAGAGATTCTTAAATATCGCAAGCCTCGAAAATCCAATCGAAGGAAGCGTCTGCCCAATGGTTTTGGACAGATCAGCGAAATCAAAAATAAGAATCTCAGAAAGCGCTTCAGAGCAATGGTTCCGGTAGGAAAAGATTCCCAAGGTCGATTCATATCGAAACCTCTAAAACCAGAATCATTCTTTGAAACGTATAATGATGCGTATGCTGCCCTCGTAGAATATAACAAGAATCCGTACGATCTGGATCTTGCTATGACCGTATGTCAACTATATGAAAAATGGTCAGCTGAGTATTTCAAAACACTCGAATCCCCCTCAAGTATCCGAAATGTTAAATCGGCATGGTCCTATTGTTCTTCCGTTTACGACATGCGCGTATCTGATATCAGATCTCGGCATATCAAAGGTTGTATGGAAGAAGGATTCATCGTTGTAAACGGCGAGCAGAAAAAAGCATCTGCCGGAACAAAAGAGCGAATCAAATCCATGTTCAACATCATGCTTGATTACGCACTTGAATATGATATCGTTCAAAAGAACTATGCGCGAACCTTCTCCTTGTCCGATGATATCATCCAAGAACAGGAAGAGAATAAGCGCGGTCATATTCCGTTTACGGATGCTGAAATCAAAACCCTTTGGGAAAATATCGATGTAATTCCTTATGTAGATCTGCTTCTCATTCAGACATACTCCGGATGGCGTCCACAAGAAATCGGACTTATCGAGCTTAATAACGTGGACCTTGAAAACGGAATCTTTTCTGGTGGTATGAAAACTCCAGCTGGCAAAGGCCGAATCGTTCCTATACATTCGAGAATTCGTCCGCTGGTGGAAAAATACTACAACGAAGCCGTACAACTGGAAAGTAAATATCTTTTCAACTGTACTGATACTCATACGCATCGCAGCAATTTGAAAATGACATATGATAAATATCGTTCTCGCTGCGAAACTATTCGTGACGCTCTCAAACTTAATCCCCTACACCGTGCTCATGATGGTCGTATGCATTTCGTGACTCAGGCCAAGAAGTACAAGGTCGATGAATATGCGATCAAGTACATCGTCGGTCATCGAATCACCGATGTGACAGAAAAAGTCTACACGCAGAGAGATGTGAGTTGGCTGCGTGAAGAGATCGAAAAAATCCCATAATATAAAAAAATAGCCCCTTTGCAATCCGATTAAAGATCACAGAGGGGCTATTATCGGTGTAGGAGTGTGGGTGTAGAAGTAGTGTAGAAGTAATGTAGGAGTGACCTACTTTTACCTGATTTTTACCACTTCTAACCACTTTGAAAAATGCTTATTTTACTGGATTTTTCCGTAAAATCACTTGTTCAAAGCCTGGGAAACCGAAACGGGAAACCTAGTAAAATATAGGCTATAACAGCAAAAATGTAGAAGTAATGTAGGAGTAGCCTACTTTCTACCCCATTTAACTACATCTATCAGCCATTATTCGCAGTAACCTGCTGGGCCGCCTGAGCCTTGTTGTACTGTGCGGTGCTGATACCCAGCATCACACCGAGGAACGTATCGATCGCGGCGACTGTACCGGCAATCTCCACCCCGTAAGGCAGATTCCAGATCTGAGCCAGACCCGCATACAGGGCGCTGATTGCCGGAAGCAGGTACTGCGCAATCCACTTAAGCGTATCGTACATTTTATTCGACATATTCATGAGTATTCCCCCTTACTCTTCGTAAAGAATCTTCAGGCCGTATGCCTTCGCTGCTTCATGCTCGATTCGGCAGCCACGGGCATTTTCCCAACCCTTGCAGAAATAAGCCGCATGACACAGGCTCATATTCTCAAGGCTCTTAGCCAGGAAACACAGCGGAATCTGTACGACGCCGCGAGCTTCCATCGCTTCCTTACCGTACCATTCGTCGGTAAACAGCGTGTTCACGATCTCGTAACCCTGCGCCTCAAGCGCAGCAATCGCCTTCTCACGAGTTGCAACGATTTCATCATTGGTCTTGCCGGCCATCGGCTGGCTCAGCATAGCCTTCATCTTCTCCATGGTGGTTTTCTCCTTTACTGCATACCGAGCTTCGTCAGGAAATACGTCATCACAGCCGTCACAATCGCAGTGATCACTAGCGTGATGAGATTATCCCAGCGCTTAGCCGGTTTTTCTTTGATTTCTTCAACTTCATTTGATACCTTGTCAATCTTGACATTGGTAGATTTGAGTTCCTTGTTGGTAGACTGCAACTCAAGAGCGAGAATTTCAACCGTAGTAGCGAGTTTGTATACGCTGTCGGTAACACTCTTTGTCTCGGCAATCTGGGTAAAGCAGGTTTTAATCTGCTCAGTATGGCGTACCGACACCTCGTCAAGCGCAATAACTTTTCGAGTCAATTCTTCGGTGTCCATCTTTCGCACCTCCGTATCGTCGTATTTATATCGGTTCAAAGATCATTTTCTTCTTTACGATCGTGATCCGCATCCCAAATAGATCTTCGTAAAGGGCAATGAGGTTTTCCCGCTGCCTGCGGCTCATCAGTTTATAGAAGCTGCCCATCCAGCTCCTGAACATCTCCTCAGCGCATTTGTACTCCCGCTCGCCGCTTTCGATCTTCTTTGCCAGCTTCTTGAGCCTGTGGCGCATATCGGTAACGCGATTGGGATTCATTCTTCGAATCACGGTTCCATCTTCTGTCAGGCTGTATTTCACCTGAAGGAATTTGTACACGCTGCTGATCTTTACGATCCTCGTTTTCTTCATATTGATATGAATACCAAGCTCTTTCGCAATTTCTTCGATATGAGTAAGAAGATCGATCAGTTCCTCCTTATCCGGACTCATGATATACCAGTCATCCATATACCGCCCGTAAAATTTCTGAGCGCGTACGGTCTTGACATAGTTATCGATTTTGTGCGGATAGTAAATTCCGATAATCTGCGACAGTTGATCGCCGATGTTGACGGATTTTGCCATCCACTTTTCGCCGGTGAGGAGATCTTTATCGATCTTCCGGTATTCATTTTTATTGAATACGTCTTCCATGCAGTTCGCATATTGCTCATCTGTCATGTAGGAGACATCTATTTTGAATCCATCGAAAATGAGATCAAGCAGCCATGTGAGAAACTCGTCGTGGTCAAAGAGCTTGAGGAGTTCTTCCTTCGCCCTGTCATGTGGAATGTTGTCATAGAACTTTGAGAAATCACCAAGCAGTATCCATCCCTCATTTCCGTATTTCTTGTAATACTTGCGAAGGTGGATTTCAAAGCGTTTTCTCTGTTGACTCATGCCTCGTCCCTTAAGAGAAGCGCAGTTGTCATAAATAACATGATTCCGAATGACCGGCATCAGGATTTCGTCGCATAGCACATGACGAACGATGCGGTCTTTGATGGGGATGCTTGTAATCGGTCTTATCCGGCCTCTTTCGTGCAGTGTGAATTCTTGCGCAGGAGAATTGCTCAGTGTGCGATTCTGAAGATCGCTCTGAATCTCAAAGATATGTCTGAGATAGTTCATCGCAAATTTCTGATTGCGCTCTTTCCATTTGCTGCTTTTGATCGAGGCCAGATAAGCCGAATATAGGTTGTTGGCGTCACAGACAATCTCTTCATAAGACATAACTTTATTCACCGCGTAAGCGATACTTACCGTAGTAAATCGCATTGGGCTTTGTCATTTATCCTTGTGGAACAAGGAACGGACAGCACCTCCTTCTTCGTTGGTTAAGCGAAGAATCCGGGCGAACGCCATTAGAGTTAGAAGCGTTGTTGTTGTTCGTATTGCCATTGTTGTTGCAATTAGCGAAGTTCGTCGAGGACACAACGTGCATCAGGTACTGCCCTGTAAATATGCCTTGATTTTATTATCCCGACGACGCCAACGTTTAATCAAATCGATTTCTCGATCGATTGCTTGGATATAGCGGCCATACTTGTTGATGTCCACTTCGAATACGTCCACAATATGCTGAAGCTCTTTAATCATCTGCTCACAATTGATGATTGCAGTATTCTGATACTCGCGCCTCTTTTCATATTCGGATATGGACGTCGCGTAAATGGAATTGGCCGCACGGACATTGCTGGTGAGCTGCGCGCATAGCTGATCGATCCGCATTTTGCTGTTATGCATCAGAAATCGGAAATATCCAAAGTCCTCGTTGTCGATATGCCCTCTGGCATACTTCAGCCGAACGACTTGATCCACATCCTTGACGCCGAAACCTCTATGCATGAATTCAATCAGCATATCGTGAAGCTCGCAAGAATATGCAATGGCTTCAAACCGGCTTTCTCTGCGTTTAGCTGCCAGTACGCTCACGCGCTGTACGCCTCGCCGGTAATCATTTCATATTCCTCCTCCGTGATCCAGCCCTTAACCACAGCGGCCTTCACACGGCTCTTGTTCCACAGCTTACGGTCATAGTAACTCTTGACCATCTCATACTTCGGACTCATGACGTTTCCCTCCCTTACAGCTCGACGTCGGTCATCATCGCAAGGAAGTCGATATCCGCGCGAACCTGCATGGCAGCAAGCTCCTCGGGCGTAATATCGCGAAGGACGAACCAATATTCACGATGCATCTGGGTGACCTGTACAAGCTCCATATGCTCATGAACTTCCGGAACAAGACCATGATAGATCGTAACCGGCGAAAGATTGCCCTCAAAAATGGCTGAATCAATCGGATCGTCGCTGACAAAATTGTTGCCATTCAGGCGAAGATCGTTGATTTCTGTGCCATCCGCAAGGACAATACGGTAAATATCATTCATATCGGTTTTCCTCCTATTCTAAAAATGATAAAGGGGGCACAAGGCCCCCGGGATTTTGGTTAACCAATGCAGAAGTACGGGCGAACGCCAAAAGAGTTAGAAGCGCCGGAGTAGCCCGCACCGCCATAGCTGCTGCAATAAGCGAAGCCCGCCGAGGACACAACGTCACGCAGCCAGTACGTTTCTCTGATATTGATGAAATTCGGAACTGCCTGGAACAGCGCAAACTGCATCTTACCCGTGGTATACAGATTCGGAATGGTAGATCCGTTTCCTCTCGGCGTAAAGAAAGCCGATCCGTACACCATCACTTCATTCATCAGCTCAACCGTAGATGCCACCCACGCGCCAGCGGACGGATAACCGTTAGAAACAGCGTTCGTCAGATAATCCTTATGCGTCAGCACTGCGCTGCCGAAAGCAGCCGTGATTTTCGACTTGGCTGTTGCCAGATTCGACGTATACATAGCGGAACCGATATAGCCTCCGGTAGTAACGTTCGAACTGTTCATCTGAGCGGTGTACAGACATTTATCCGGCACGACGACAAGATGATGACTTGTGAAATCTTCGTCACCACAGCGATAGAAGTAATCGAAGTCGGCAACACGATAATTAACGCCATCGATCGTCCAGTAGTCACCAAGGAAAATGTCGTCAAATGTTCCATTCTGAATGGCGGTCTTCTGAGCATCGGTTAAAGAAGTGCCAAGATATTTTCCGCGGAAAGTTGTACGATGAGCATGAACGCTGGGACCTTCCACGTTCTCAAGCGCTTCGAGTCGCGAAACGTGCTCGTCCGTAAAGTCATTCGTACTCAGACCCTTGCCATTTTCCTTATCCACCTTGCCGCTCTGGAGCGTAGAGATGTTGGACTTGTTGGTGTCCACCTGATTCTTGTACTCAGTGGTAAAGTCGTTGCTGCTCAAACCTTTGCCTTCAACCTTGTCCACCTTATCTTCCGTCAGACCGGTAATCGCCGACTTGTTGGAGTCCACCTGATCCTTATAAGCGGTGGTAAAGTCGTTTGTGCTCAGCCCCTTGCCGGTAACCTTATCCACCTTACTATCAGTCAGACCAGTAATCGCCGCCTTATTGGCGTCCACCTGATCCTTATAAGCGGTAGTAAAGTCATTCGTACTCAGACCCTTGCCCGAAATCTTGTCCACCTTCGTCGTCTGAAGGGCAGACACATTAGATTTCAGAGTATCGATATCATCGACATACTCGTCGGTGAAATCATTCGTGCTCAGACTTTTGCCTTCAATCTTTTCGACGAATTTGTTGAGCCACGGCTTGATGATCTCCTTCCAGAAACCGGACAGTCCGTCCTTATCAAGATAACTTGCCATATTGTTTCACCATCCTTATACGCAAATCGCTTTGATTTCGTCCATCGTGATGGGAACAATATTGATACCGATCGAGCCCTGGTCTTCCCATCTCGTACCAGTCCAGCGATACACGTTGTACGGCGCACTTGTGCCGACATTGTACTGATCGCCGATCTCAGGAGACGTGATCGTTGCTTCCAATTCGCTGAGGGAAGTGAATGCATTGCCCTTGATAATGTAGGGCGAACCAGTCTTACCCTGCTTCAGTCGGAAGTGAACGTTCTTGTGACCATTAACATCCGTAATCACGGCCTCAGCCAGATCGTCCGGACCAACGCTTTCCGAAGTAACGGTCATCCCTTCAACAGAAGCAGCAGCCGTGTTCGCTCTGCCCGCAGCGGTATTTGCGCTCGATGCCGAAGACGTCGCGTTATACGTTGCCGTCTTACAGTCGTCTGCAACCAGTCCGGCATCATATGCAGCAGTATCCGCCTTTGATGCGGCAGCATTGGCAGCATCGCGAGCCGTGTTTGCATTGGCAGCAGCTGTATTAGCTGCGGATGCAGCGTCGTTGGCATTCTCAGCAGCAGTGTTGGCCACATTGGCTGCATTGTTAGCCGAATCTCTGGCGGTATTCGCTCTGTCGGCAGCGGTGTTTGCGACGTTAGCGGCGTTATTCGCCGTGGTCGCTTTGTCATTCGCGTTCGATGCTGCGTTTTCAGCAAGCGTTGCCTTTTCATTCGCATTCGCAGCAGCAGCGTTTGCATTGGTAATTGCCGTATTCGCGTTTGTAACGGCAACATTGGCATTCGCAGCTGCGTTGTTTGCGGAATCCCTTGCGGAATTTGCATTCGCAGTAGCTTCGTTAGCGTTTTTCGTGGCATTGTTGGCGTCTGCCGTAGCCATTTCGGTGGCGCTCTTAGCCGTATTCGCTGCATCCGCTGCGTCATTGGCGTTGTCAGTCGCAAGCTGAGCATTCTGAATCGCCGCCATCGCATTCAGTGCTGCATCGTTCGCGCTCTTGGCCGCCGTATCGGCGTTCTTCGTTGCCATATCGGCTTCGCCAGCTTTGTCGTCGGCACGATTGGCCGCTTCCTGCGCAGCTGTCGCTCTGGTATTTGCATTTTCGGCAGCAGCATTAGCGTTTGCAAGTGCTGTATTCGAATTGGCAAGCGATTCATCAGCAAGCGTCTTCGCGTTGGTTACGTCACTATAGCACTGCTCGATACTGTCGTGAATCGCATCTCGAACTTCAACGCCATAGACTGCTGTGCGAATCCGTTCAAGGTTCTGCGAAATCGTGCTCATCGCTTACCACGTCCTTTTCTGCGTCCGAAGGATTCATCTCCTGAGGCGGCTCAATGACAATGCTATTTGTCACGCTCATCAGATAATCGACAGCAGCTGTAAGCTTAACACGGGCGGTCTTTCCGATAACGGGAATGTTATCGAATTCGTTTGCCGCAGCATACAGCTGAGCTTTCAGTGTTCTCATATCCATTTTGACGCACCTCCTTTTTCTCTTTTATACTGTTAGCGCAGTTACATCGCGCGTCAGAAAAGTAGCCAACTCAACATCATGATAAAGCCCACCGGAATACGATGTTCCTTCATAATAAAGAGCTGTCATGAGTAAATTACCCTGTTCCTTATACTCAAAAGTGGAGCCCGGTTCATACAACGGTGCCGTATACTCATCTCCGCGAAGATAGAACTCTTCATACGAACCTCCATAATAAAGCGATCCGTCATATTTACTACCTTGAAGTGTATAACTTACGCTTGATCCTCCTCGATAAAGAGTGGTGGATAGCTTACTATAGGTATCGCCAGATTTAGTATACAAATCTCTTGTGTATTTACTACCTTGAAGTGTTACGGTAATACCGGAACCGCTTCTATAAAGAGATCCGCTATATCTGCTACCCTGCTTAGTTACACCTTTCTTACCGCCGCTGTAAAACAAAGATCCCATAAACAAGTTTCCTTGTTTTTTAATGCTCTTCGTAGTTCCTGGTTCATAAAGAGGCGATGTGTATTCTTCTCCCTGTACCCTTGTCGCGTGAACACCGCTCTTATAATAAGCGGGTTTTGCAGCATTCTTCATAGACTATATCACCATCTCTTTCGAGATGCCTGCCGCTTCAGCTTTCGCCTACTCCCCGCCGGGATAGTCGTTGAACGTTCTCCTTTTCGGAGCTTCGCTGCTGATTACCCATTTTTGCGGTTCTGTCCTAGAAGATTGCATCTAGCATAAGCCATCCTTATGATTTTCAAGCGTTCACGTCTAACCGTTTTTCATGTTTACGTTGTAGCTCATAAGGCTTTAGGGACTTCCAGCAGTTCAACAGGTTTGCTATATATCGTCACCGATATAAGGCGCCTTAAGCCGCCGCGAATGTCTTCACATCTCCAAGCAATGGTTTATGTGCTGTAGCAGCACTAATACTCGTATGAAGAATAGTAACATTCGTCGTCGGTGCTGTTTCACCAGACGCTTGCGTAAAACTTGTGACAACGGGAATAGTTGTAGAAGAAACAGCTTTTTCGCCGATATGAAGACCTCGAATATATGCAGTCGAAAGAACGTGAAGATTTGTAATGTTGGCTTCGTCAGCGCCAAGATGCGAAGTATTTACACCTTCAGCGATAGCATAATTGATATTTGCCTTAACTGCATTGATTTCATCCGCAATCAGTTTCTTCACTTTCGTGATCTCGCTGTTGATGTTGGTGATGTTCTTCGCATTGATGTTGACTTCGTCCGCAACAATATCAATTCGTGAACCGAGAGCCGTCGCCGTTGCTTCGATCTTCGCTACGTTCTCCTGAACCTTGCCGTCAACTTCATAGGCAAACTTTGCAATCGTTGCGGCATACGCCTGATTCTCGTCAACCTTCAAATCAAGTGCAGCGTATCTCTGGTCATTGTCTGCCTTGTTTTCATCAATGGTTTTCTGAATCGCATACAGATTCAGGTTGCCTCCGCCATTATCGAAGTTTGATCCATCAAAGTTGATACCGACTTCGGTATGAAGGGTTTTCAGCGCTTTATTGGTCAGCACGCTCAGCGCGCCCAGCGACATTTTTGCATCCGGATTATTCGGATCGTAGTCGATCCACTCGCGATAGACCTCTTCCTTTGCCTCTTCAACGGCATCCTCTTCAGCCTTCTTACCCGCGCCGCCGCCTCCTCTGGCAGAATTCTGAGTTGCAGTCTCGCTCTGCTTCCTCGCATCTTTGCGGTATCTCTGGGTAAGGGTCTGCTTTGGATTGCCGAATGTGTACTCTGTTTGAGATGCATCCTCAAGATCGTACTCAATCTTCGTACACATAAAAGCGTCGTTCAGTCCATGTGGAGCACTCCGGTTGGTCACCTTGTCGCCTATATGAATCTCCGGTGTATTGGGGTTCACGACGTGCATATCAACAGCGGTGATGGTAAATGTCGTAGGGATATGTACATTGCTCGCCAGATATCGTCTTCCGTTTTCAAGCAGGGTTTCCGGCTTGTTCACGTTGTCAAATACATGGGTGCGGACGATTCGACCATAGGTAGCTACGGCTTCTTCATCAACCAGCTCGTCGCTTCCGTCGTTGACGGACGCAATCGTCAGGTTTTCATCGCCGAGAGGTACCAATACGGTGAAAAGCTCTTCCGCAGAAACCTCTTCGGTCAGATCAAGCAGATTGACGCCGAATTCGATCTCCTGCTTTGCAGTTCCGCCGTATTCTTTCACATAGTCGAGGTAAAGCCCATCGCTTTCTTTCCGGGTCCGCAAATATCCGCCGACATAATCAATCAAACAGCTCTGAATGTAATCAAACGTGCTGCTCCATTCGTTGACAATTGAATTGATCGCGATCTGCTGATAGTCGATCGCTCCGCTGTCGCCTTCATTTTCGCTCTGACCGCTCAGGATAATCTCCCGGTCGTCGATCGTCACCTCACCGATTTTGAAACGCTTGTCAGCGTCCACTCTGGCGTTATGCGTATCGATAATCCTTCTGAACAATGCACGGGTCGTTCCCCTATAGGCTTCGCTCTTCTGAACGCTATCTACGAGGAAGGACAGATTGCCTTCACAATATACGGTTTTCACGTTCGTAAAGGCTCTTTCCATGCTCAGAATTCGCCCGCGGAAGATTTCCGTCGTATCCCACTCGACAGTGATGACTGTCTTGAGCTTTCTCAGGCGGTCATAGAGCACGTTGGAAGGGAGAAGGCTGAATGACAGTGATCCGGCCTTGCCCACTTCCAGCGTCAGTCTCGGTTTGATGACGGTACGGTTCTGGTTCATCGGATAATACAGCAGCTCTCCGTCTGCGTAAATATAAAACATTTACAGCACACCTCCGTTGTATTCGATAGTCACCGTACCCGTTCCGGTAAACGTGAGTGTGTTATCACCGCTGACCATCACGATGTCATCGATTACGTTAACGCCCTTGGAAAGGTTGTAACTCTTTCCATTGAACGTCACGCGCATGCCCGTAGCCGTTGTGATGATCGTCGGTACGCTGGGCATCATACTTCCAACGACGAGTACATCGAGCGAACCGTTGACCGGCAGATTCTTGTAGTTGTAGATAATATCCGTTTCAAAGTTAAACGTATCCCACAACCACTGCTCGTTGTGTCCGTCAATCTCGCGCTTGTATGGTCCAACGTCATAGTCGATCACGATCAAGGAATAATAGGGATCGCTCTTCCACGCATTAACAGAAAAACGACCCTCGTAGTAATACAAAGGGTCGTCTTCCAGTGTTGCGCGCATTTGCTGTCCCTGCAAATATCCCATGATCTCGCTGAAAAGCGAACTCCATGATTTGAAGCCGTTTTCAACGATAAATTCCCAGCTGCCCGTGCGATTCTTGTACAGAGGTCTGCCACTCAGAGCAGTTGTCAAATCAAGAACGCCGTCGCCGCCGGGAATATCGATGTAGTTCGTCTTCACCTGAGGAGGATTGACCAATGGTCGGGTCTTGGGGATCAAATGCCAGTCCTCCCAGGTGTTCTTGTTTCCAAGGGTGATGGAATGATACATTTAATTCCCCCTTTCCCTTCGTCCTGCCAGTACGCCAAGCTGCTTGTCCATACCGCTTGCCATATGACCAACAAGCGTGCCGTCATCCAGCACGATCTTCATGTTGTTCATCGCCTGATTCAGATGGTCAAATTTGCTGTTCAGCGCCTGAATTGCATTCACGACGTCCTTATTGGAGCCGGAATTGCCGGAACTAATGGCACTTACATGACGATTAAATGTGCTTCCGAACGAAATAGTTCTTCCACCAAACATTCCGTTGATTGACTGAATTCCGCTCACAACGCCGCTTGTATCAACAACCGGTCTGATCGTCGGGGTCGTATCGATACCGCTAAGCAGCGTATCCATATAACTGCCAACTACGGCTTTTGTGGAATCAAGAGCGCGCTCACCAAGATTCGCAGCTCCATCAGAAGCTTTATAAGCAAATCTATACAGTGCATTAGCAAAGCCATCAACGAAATATCCGCCAAGTGTAAACGTTTCTCTCGCCGGAGAATGCGCGTCAATCGTTGCCGTAACGGCATTAAGCGATCCAGCCGCCATCGCGCTTGCTGCCTGAACAGCACCGCTGGTTCCACCACGAATACCGCTGGAATAGCCAGCAGCTAAATACCATCCGGCATTATAAAAGCTATTATAATACGACCGGATCATGGAAACGCCCATAATAGCAGCCGAGTTTACAGCCGTGATTGTTCCGGTTTGCATTCCATTTTGAAGTGGAACGATAAATGCATTCACGATAGAGTTTGCAGAAGCCTCCCAATCTTGCAGATAATAATAGCTGCCGAATGCTTCAAAGAATCCCTTGAACAGATAAAGATCGCTGAACTTGACATCCTTTGATCCGTTCGCGATATCAATGATTCCCTTCATCACCTCAATGACCGCGGTCATCGAAGATGTATCAAGCCCTGTAGTCTGAGCAGCAAACTGAATCAGACCGTCTCCAAGGTCCGTAATCTTCGTCGCAAAGTCAGAAAGATCGTTATCACCAGCAAGGAAACCGAGTAAACCTCCAGAATTCGGAATCGTATTTGCCATCTGCGCGATAAGCCCAAGGGCTCCCGCAGCCGATTCGATACTGGAATAGCTTACGCCCTCCATATTCTTAGAGAACAATGCTAATCCTTCGCTGACCGGACCGAGAACCTCGCTAAGCTTCTCAGTCTTTTCAATCAGTGTGTCGGCAAACAATCCAACCAGCAGATCCAGCACATATCCGATCATGCCAATTCCAGCAGCCAATACTGCTGCCACCTTAAGCACGTTCAAAGCAGGAAGATTGCTCAATGTAAGCATGCATGCGCCGAGAACAATGAGCATCGAATCCACACCGCCGATGAAAGTCTTGATCGTATCAACGGGTACATCCGTAATACTTTCCAGTGAATTAGCCAATATCCAGATCAATCCGGCAACACCGATACAACTGGTAAGTGTAGCAATGCTATTCGTGATCTTCGGATTGATAGCTTCAACCGCAAGAAGGAAAATGAGCAGCTCACCCATAACGCCAGCCATGCCGATTAGACCTTGCTTCATCTGTTCGGTATTCATTTCACCAAGAACCTTGACCGGAATCGTAAGAAGATTGGTTGCAATAGCAATTGGAATCAGGCCGAGGACAGTCATTAGAAGCGAAGACATACTGAACTTCAGCAAACTCGTTGCAAGCAGGAAAGCGTACATTTCGCCCATAACACCCGCCATACCAAGTAAGCCTTGTTTCATTTGTTCGGTTTCCATACCGCCAAGAACCTTGACCGGAATCGTAAGAAGATTAGTTGCGATAGCAATCGGAATCAGGCCGAGGACAGTCATTAGAAGCGAAGACATACTGAACTTCAGCAAACTCGTTGCAAGCAGGAAAGCGTACATTTCGCCCATAACACCCGCCATACCAAGTAAGCCTTGTTTCATTTGTTCGGTTTCCATACCGCCAAGAACCTTGACCGGAATCGTGAGAAGATTAGTTGCGATAGCAATCGGAATCAGGCCGAGGATCGTAATCAGAATCGAGCTGAAGCTGAATTTCAGTCTTCCGACAGCGAGAAGGAACAAATACATCTCACCCATCATACCAGCCATTCCGGAAAGGCCATGACCAATCTGATCGAAGTCCATGTTTCCGATCGTTTCAAAAGCTTTCGCTGCAAACCACATGGCGATGGCAATACTTCCAAGAGTAAATATCTTTTTCGCAAAAGTTTCTCCCTTTTTGGTCGCGTTGCCGAGAGACTCAAAGAAATCGCCAAGACTGCCAAGCATGCTCTTAAAACCTTCAATCAATCCACTGAAACTGTCGATAACACTTCCAACACTGGTCACAATATCGAGAATCTTAATCCCCGTCAAAACCTGAATAATATCGGTAAGTGTAATTTCTCCATCCAGTCCACCAACGAAGGTTTTGAGCGATTGAATCGCACCCTTGAAAAATGCTTTAATCAGTTCAAGACCTTTGGTAATAATCGTACCTGCACCCTGTTCAACAAATGCGCAGACCTCTTCCCATGTCGGAAGCAGATTCTGAAAAAACTGAATAAGGGTGGTCCCCTTCTGATTTTCAGCTCCGTCTTCTCCCTCTGGCGCTTTGGTGAAAATCGATTGAATTTTTTCAGACAAACGCTGTGCGTAAGCAGCAGGATCTGCGATAAATGCATCGATTTCGGCGTCAATGATTGCCAGATATCCTTCAAGAGTGGATTTAATCCAGTTATACGCGGTACTGATCGGGCCAAGCTTTTCGCTGAAAACGCGATTCACCGTCTGGAATCCTTCAGTCTCCCTGAATGCCCCCCACATGTCCTTTACGGCTACTCCGATATCAAAAATTCGAAGAGCTCCTCTTTTTCCGAGTTCGATGATATTTTTGAGCGTACCGGAGAATTTCTTAACCACCTTGGTTACGCCATCGATAAATTCTCTGTCTTCTGTAAGCGCCTTGATCTTCTCCGTAAAACCTTCAACGATCTTGGTCATATCCGCCCAATCTTTGCCGGTCATCGGAGGAAAGAATTCTTTGAAAGCTGCACCGACAATCTTTTTCACGTTCGAAACAGCATCTGCGAAATTCCAGAAGGATTGAATCAAAGATTCTCTTCCACCAAAGTTCCGCCATACTTTCAGCGTAAGATTTCTCTTTCCGGCCGCCTTCGTGATGGCTTCACTGAAATAATCGCTGATGCCTGTAAACAACTCTTTGGCTTCTTCGAAATCACCGACAATGAGCTTCCAGCTTTGCGCCCAGCCGCTGCCCATAGCTTCTTTAAGCGTATCGATCAGCTGTGTAAGCGTCTTGACCTTCGTCGCTGCATCTTGAGCCATTTCACCCATTTTGAGGATTTCTTCAACTTCGGCATTTGAATAGCCGAGTTTAAGAAGTTCATCTTCCGTCATGTCTCCGGTGAACGTGCGAAGCGTATGCGTCAGAATGTCGTCAGTAATCCACCCCGCCTGAAGGCTTTCCCGGAAACTGACCTCTCCCTTTTCAAGCTTCTCATACATTTCCTTCGCTTCTTTCGGAAGCGTACTTCGCATAAGCTTTGCTGTTCGTTTGAGTGCATCCTGAAATACTTCACCACCCATACCGGCATTCACGACGGAATTCCAGTCTTGCAATTTCACCGTTCCACTGGCAAGAGCCTGGCTGAGCTGGTACATCGCTGTGCTTGCCTGCTGAGACGTTGAGCCACTGACGGCAGCCAGATTCGCTATACCTTTGATCGCATCGACCGATGTATCAATGTCAACACCGGCAGCGGTAAATGTACCAATATTTCTCGTCATTTCCGAGAAATTATAAATGGTCTTGTCCGCATAGGTGTTCAGTTCATCAAGCTTCTGATTCACCTTATCAAGACTGACCCCGTCTTTCGAAGTGTTAGCAAGAATTGTCTGAACTGCATTCATCTGAGTCTCATATTCGGAAAAACCAGATTTGGCAGGATCAATGTACAGATGATCAATCAGCTCTCTTCCAGCTCTGCTGACCGATCTGGTAAAATCCGATATGAGCGTCATGCTGGCAATGCCGAAAGCAGAGAAACGATCGTTGATTTTCTGAAGGCTCTCAGAAATTCCGTCAAGATGAAGGGCTTTTTCAAGCCGATTCAAACTATCAAGACTTGTTTTAATACCTCTCTCGAATTGACGATTGTTGAATTGCATTTGAACAATTCTCTCGTCAATAGCGTGCGCCATACACGATTCACCCCCTTCCCGAAAAAATAAAAAAAAGACGCCATGATAGCGTCATCAAAGTCTTCGGCCGCACATCGTTAATGGTTTAACGAATTTTTTAGCCCACTTTTACATTTAACCTTTTTTTTTTTTTTTG